CTAGGCCGCGTGCCCCATGTTCTGCCCCACACTTGGCGAAGTGGTCTGCTGCACGATCCACTCGTCCACCTGTGTGGATAGCCACAGCGATCGCGAGCAAACCTTGTGCGGCTTTGGAAATTTTCCGACCTGCACCTGACGGTAGATGGTCGCAGGGCTCAGCCCTACCTTCGCACGCACGTCCTTCATGGCGAGTAGGCGCAGGTCGCTATCAGTCTCGGGCATTGGGGTTTTCCTCCAGCAGGTATTTCGTATCGATGGCCCAGCCAGCTTCGCGCGCGCCGAGCAGTCGCAGCTCGGCGGCGTCGAACTCGTCCAGGCGCAGGAAAGTGATTGCCGCCTCAATATGGCCAGGAGCCAAGGCGCATGCGCTGCAGAACCGGTCATAGACGTTCTGCTTGCAGCACTGCCAGGGTTCGGCCGGGTCGTGCATGCGCTTGCCCTCTTCGCGAAGGTGGCGCTTCAGCAGCTGCCGCACGGTGGCTTTGCCGACCGGCACGCGGATCGGCCGACCGCCCACGGCGAGCCCGTTGTTGCGTGCCTGGCGGGGTAGGGGCCGGGAGCCGTCAGCCATTGCGCACCCCCTTCGCGATGCCGGCCAGCTCGTTGAGCATCTTGCGCAGCTCAGGCACCGACGATGGATCGATAACGATGTGCCGGCCCTCCTGCTCCAGCACGATGGTGCCGCCGGCATCGACAGGCGCGCCGATGGCGACCTCTGTCAAGCCATCTTCGGTGGCGGCTTGCCACAGGATGCGCGGCGAATTGAACATCGTGGTGATCACTGCTGCACCTCCGGCTTGGCCTGCTGGTCGATTAGGTTGCTCGCTGCCCACTGGCGCATTCGAGACCATCGTTGCTCTGGGGTTTCGTTGTAGAACCAGGCCTCGTCGTTCATGTAGACAACCTCTTTTGCCAGCGGCTCGGCAATGTCCAGGCGAGCAGCGGCCCGATCAGCCTCGAAATCGTAGTCCGTTCCTCCATTTACACCCTGATCCAGGTCTGTCCCGCGCAGATGCGCAACTGCACCGAGCGCGCAGAAGCACCCATCCTGCTCAACTGTGTGGGCGATCAGCTTCTTCTCTGGCAGCGCATCCAACGCGGTGATTAGATCCCGCAGCAAAGTCTGCCCACGCTTTCCGCGAATCGCTGATGCCACTCGCCCGCGCCAGCGCCCGAAGGCCAAGATGTCTTCCATATCGTCGCTGTATCCGGAGCGGCTCACGCATCACCTCCCGCCGCTGCCGGCTGGGGTGCCACCTTGATCCGGATTCCGGCCTCAGCCAGGTGGTTTGCGCACCCTTCGCTGTCTGAGCCTGCCTCGGCATTGGGGAAAATTGCGTCCCGATGCGCCGCTAGGCGGTAAGTCTGTGAGCGGTGCCAGGCCCATAGGCACTCATCGCGCGACACCTGCTGATCGTTGATGTAGTAGATGATCACAGGCGGTCCTCGCTCGCCGCTGCCGGCTGTTCGGATGTGTAGCGGGGTAGCACCACCCTCCTCAGGAAATCACCGTAATCGCCATCGCCACGATGATAAAAATTGATCCAATGCTGGTATTTGTCCGCCATACCTTTTTCGGAATTCGCCGGCGCTGCCGGCTGGGGGTGGGTGGCGCGAGCAGCGGTAATTCCGTCCCCGCATGCCTGCTTGCCGAGCGCGTCACGAAGAGCCACGCGCGCCCTGTGAGCCAGATCGGGACCGGTAAGGTTGGTCCCCATCCACAGCAACCCGTAGGCCAGTTTGGCTGCCTCAACTATCGCCACATGTTGGCGCTCATCAACCGGCACAGCAGCGGACGGTGCCAACTGCTTCAGCATCTCGGCCCAATTGCGGATGGCGACCGGCGCGTGCCCCTGTGTGATCTCGCAACTGTCGGCTACTCCCGCGTAGTTGAGCATTGAGCCGATGATGTCCTGCAGACCCGCCGGCAAAGCAGCAGGCGCGGGCGGTGCGGTGTAGAGGGCGCGACAGCGGCCCTGATCGGTGGGCTCTTCGGCGAAGTAGTGCCCGAGGCCTGGTTCTTCCGGCCAGTCAATGAGCCAAGCCACCGGCTCCCCCACCGGCTTGCGGGCGGCGAGGGCTTCGGGCTTATACAACCCGCGCCACGGGTCGGTAACGTCGATAGGCGCATCCCCACCGCTCCCCGCATCGGGCGGCAACTGTCCGGAATTTCCGGATTGTTCGTTCATGGCTCAGCCCTCCACCTTTGACAGGCGCAGCGCCTGTTCGAGCACCAGAAACAGGCGGCGCATTTCGGCCGACTGCAGCGCGAAGCGCGCATCCAGTTCCGCGCGCATGCCGTCGCCCTCAACGTCGTCGAGCTGATCCAGCGCGCCGTCCAGAAACTTGAGCTTGCGGAGCACCAGATCTTCGCCAAGGACGAACGACAGGTTGTCGTCCAGCACCAGCGCCAGCTTGGTGACCTGCTTGCCGGCCTCCAGGTGCTTGTCGATCTCGTCGCCGCGCAGCTCCTGGTGCTGGCACTTCACGATGGCGCCGCCCTCGATCGGGTCGCGCAGCTCGGCCTCCTCGCCGATGCTCAGCGATTCCGGCAGCGGCTCGCCGGCGATCCATCCGGTGAGCACGGCGCGCGGCGCCACCTCGGCGTTGAGGGGCAGGGCCGGGAAGCTGCCTAGCATGCCGCGAATCTCGCTCACCACGCTTTCGCCCACCTTGCGGCTGGAGGTGTCGACGATGGCCAGGCCGTTCGCCAGGTCGAGGATCACATCGGTGCGCGAGTTGCGCACGAAGGCCTTGGGCAGCAGCTCGTGGATGATGTCGTCCTTCAGGCGCTTGCGCGCCTTGCCGCCCGGGCGCCGGCCTTCGTTCATGGCGATGTAGTCGCACTTCTGCTCGAGCGCGTCGTTGATGACGGCGCCGGGCAGCATCTTGTCCTGGCCGCCGACGGCCAGCCAGAGGAAGTCGCCAATTCGGTGTGACAGCTGCTCCTTCTCTTCGCGTCCGAAGGGAGAGACGAAGCCGCGGGAGGCCATCTCCAGTGCGCCGACCGGCTTGAGCGCGCACTGGGACAGCAGCTCCTCGACGGCAGACAGGTCGAGGGAGGTGGGGAAGCGGAACATGGTGAGGTTGCGAAAGAACATGTGGTGATCCTTGTCGGGCGATCAGAATTTGAGAGATAGCCGCCGGCCTTCTTGGCGGGTGCTGAATCGGCGCGGGCGAGTGGCCGCCGGGAGCCATGCGAAGCGCTGGACAAGCCGCTGTCGGAGTCGGTAGCTGTTGGCGTGACCTAGGTGGCCGTCGTAGCTGGCCAGGCGGGCGCGGATGTCGCGTAGATCCTGCGGTGTTGCTTTGATCGTGCGGCCCTTGATGTGCTTGCCTTCCCATTCCGCCATGGCCGTACGCACGTGGCCGACGACACGCTGCCGGGCGAGGGTGTGCGTTGGGTGGATTACGTAACCCAGGAAGTCCAGGCCGTCCGTGAGCCGGCGCAGACGGATATCGGCCTTGAGCCGAAGGCGAAGCGTCTGGTGCAGAAACTCTTCGATCTGCATCTGCCAGGCCTGGAGCTGTGCGCGGTCATGGTGGAACAGCACGAAGTCGTCGACGTACCGCAAATACCGCTTTGCCTTCAGGGTGCGCTTGACGAACTGATCCAGCGCATCTAGATAGACGTTCGCGAAGAACTGTGACGACAGGTTGCCGATGGGCAGGCCGTGCCCGACCGGAGCATTCTCCAGTCGCTTGTGCATCGGAACCTGCGCCCTCTCTGCATCGGTCGCCCGGTACTGCACGCCGGCATGCAGAGGCGTGCGACGTAGCAAGGCGTGCGTTGTACGCATGACCTGGCGATCGGCACCGGCACGCTCCAGCCGCTTGCGCAGCATTGCCCACAGCGTTGGGCGGTGAATGCTGTTGAAGAAGTTGGCGATGTCCAGCTGCAGATACCAGCCGCCACTCTGGCCGCTGCGCACCTGTCGGATGAAGTCCTGCGCGCGTTGAACGGCTGCGTGGCTACCACGGCCGGTGCGGTTGGCATAGCTGTCGTGGATAAAGCTCGGCTCGTAGATCGCCTCTAGCTGCGGCACGAGCCAGTGATGCACCACACGGTCTGCAAAGTCAGGCGCGTGGATCTCGCGCGCCTTCGGCCGTGTGGCGATGAAGCATGTGGACGGACGCGGCGACCATTCCCCGCTTGTAATCTGCCGGTGCAACTGCAGCAGCTTGCACATCCAGTCCGCATCGAAGCGGAGCTGGTTGTGGCTTGGCACTTTCTGACGGCGGGCAAGCTGCCAAGCCTGATACAGATCCTGCAACTGGACTCCATTCCCCTGAAACTCACCGGCGCGGCGAACCGCCAACGCGAACCCGTTGTTGTTGCGGTTGTTGTTGTTGTTGTTGACGTTGCCGTTGTTGAAATTGACGAACCACGCGGACGCCGAAGACCAGGCGGCCGCATCCCCATACACTTGCGACCAGGTCGCGCAGCCCGGATGTGGGTGGCGGGACTTCGTCATGGATTGGCCCCCGCAGAGGCGGCATGGGTACTCAGTTTCTGATCACGCTGCGCGAAGCCCTCACGGGCGCGCGCATTCTGGACCTTGGGGGTTTGTTGCTGGCGGTGCCAACCACCAGCTTGTGCGCCTAGCTGTTCCGCCAGGCGCGCCAGCATTTCGAACTGCCGGAAGCTGCTGCATGCATTGAGCAGCTTTGCAGTCTGCAGGTGCTGCTTGAGCTCATCGATATCCCACACCAACTGCCGCACCCACCGTGCCTGGTTCTCGCGGTCACGCCACGCACGATTCGCGTTGCGATAGACCGTCATCGCCTGCTTACGCAAATCGGTGCCGATCGCGTAACGGTGGTAGCGCACAAAGCGACGCACGCACTGCTCAATCTCAACGAGGAGGCGTTCGCAAGCTTTGATGATCGGCGGCGGCTGGAATCGGGAATTCATTATCTAAGCCCAAAAATCAAATTACTGACCGGCGCGGCGAACCGCCAACGCGAACCCGCCGCTGTAGCGGTAGCCGTAGTAGTCGTTGACGTAGCCGTAGCTGAAACTGACGAACCACGCGGACGCCGAAGACCAGGCGGCCGGTGTGCTGGTCCAGTGCCAGCGCGACTTCACGCGCGGGAACGCATCGGTATCGATGGCTGGCTCGTGCTGGCAGTCATCCACCAGGCCCGCCAGTTCGGTGCGTGTGGGCAGGCGCCAATCGGAGAAGCCGAGCAGTCGCAATTCGCTGCAGCGCGCCTTGCATGCGTCCTGGTTAATGCCAGTGTCCGCTTCTTGGTGATCGCCGAGCGACTCCACGGACCACATCAGCCCGGTGGTGTTGTCGATAACGGCAACGTGGTCGGTTCGGCTGTCGCTGGCAGCAAGATGGGTGCCGTCGGCGAGCACTTTGGTGTAGCGCTGGCTCGCAGTTTCGAGTGGTGCAGCGAAGCTTTCGAGGGTTGCCAGTTGCGGCGACCTGGAGTGGACAGTGATCTCCGCGTCGGCGGTCTGGATGGTAATGAGGCTCATGCGTTGGTGACTCCTTTGGTGACGGCGTTGAGGGCGGCAAAGTGCCGGGGTAGTTCGGTGAGGTCTGGGCGCCGGCCGTTTCGCCAGGCGGTCTGGTAGTTGCGGCCGAACTGCTCGCGCAGCTGGTCGATCTCGCGGGCTTCGGGTGAGAGCTGGGCCCGGCGGAGCTGGCAGGCGCACTCGTAGCGCTGCAGGCGCGCGGCGTTGGTGATCTGGCGCTGCATGCCGGAGATGTCGTGCTGCAGGATGGCGTCGAGGCCGCGGCCGAGGATGGTGATCACGCTGCCTGCTCCTGCGGCTCCGCATCGAGGGTTGCGAACAGATCCGGCATGGACATCTCGCGCTCAGCCGCCTGCAGGTACTTCACCCCGTCCATGAAATAGGCGGTGGACAGCTCGACGGCGCGCCCCTCGCGACCTAGCTTCAGCGCCCGGTACGGCACGGTGAACAGGCCGCCGAATGGGTCGAACACCAGCTCGCCAGCGTTGCTGAAGCGCTGAATTAGCCTGTCGACGATGTCGAACTGCAGCGGGCAGATATGGTTTTCGAGGCCCCGCCGGGTCTGCTCGCCGTTGAGCGTCAGCATGCGGTTGACGTCGTGCCACACGTCCGGATCGTGGCTGCCCGGCGCAAGCGACATGAACGTGGACGGGAGCGCGCCACGCGCCTCCAGCTCCTCGCCGATACGCACGTGGGTCTCGTAGTCGTAGACCTCGCGCAGCGAGTACTCGGTAAACAGCTTTGCTAGCTTGTCCGGTCCCAGCTGCGTCAGCTCGTCGGCGGTTAGCTGCCGGCGTCCGCTCGAGCGCCAGAACGCATGCGCGTCCACCTGCCAGCGCGCCCGCGTGTAATCCGCCTTCTGCTTGCGCACCGGCTCGTCGGCATAGCCGCGGCTGCGATCGGTCTGCGGCTTGTGCAGCAGCACGATGTATTCCGGCGACCCGACGCCCATTTTCGTGCCGTCCTTGCACTGCTCCGACCAGCCCAGGCGATAGGTCTGATTGTTCTCGCGCACCACGTCGGTCACGACCGTGATGAGGCCCATGTAGTCGAAGCCATGCGATCGGTAGTGGAAGATCGCCTCAGCATGGAAGGGGCTGACGGTCGGCACGCCGGCACCGGTCACCGCGCCGAACTGGATACGGTCTTTCACGTGGATGGCGGCGATGCGACCAGGCTTGAGGATCCGCAGCAGCTGCGTGCTGAGGTGGTCCATCTGCGCCCAGAAGTGCGCGTTGTCGTCGGTGTGCCCGAAATCGTTGTAGCTCGGGCTGTACTCGTAGTGGTTGGCGAACGGAATCGAGGTCACGATCAGGTCGACGCTGTCGTCGGCCATGCCGCGCGTTTCCATCACGCAGTCGTTGTTCGCAACCGTCCAGCCGGTACCGCTGGCCTCGATACGCTCCACGCCGATCGAGCGCTGCAGCACCTGCGCCATCGCGGCCTTGCTTAAGCCGTATTCCCTGATGATCTCGCTCATTTTCTCTACCATCTCCTCGTGGCGCGTCCACTTCGCCTGCAGGCTGGCCAGCACCTCGCGCTCGCTCTCGGCGTAGACGATCCACACCTCCACCGGGTGCGCCTGCTGGTACCGCTGGATGCGGTGAATGGACTGGATGAAGTCGTTGAACTTGAAGCCGATGCCGGCATAGACCGACAGGTGGCAATGCCGCTGGAAGTTGCAGCCGCTGCCGGCGATGACTGGCTTCGCCGATAGGATCGGAATCACGCCTTCGCTGAAGTCGATGACCGCCTGTTCCCGCTCGTCGAGTTCCTGATCGCCATAGATGCTTACCGCTGACGGGATGGCCGCCTGCAGCGCATGCCGCTCGGCTTCCAGGTCGTGCCAGATCAGCCAGTGATCATTGGGTCGCGCGGCGATGACCTGCTGCACCGCCTGCACGCGCGCGGCCAGCGTGTCGCGCTTTTCCTTCGCGGCATCCTTCAGGCCCATCGCGGCATCTCGGAACAGCTTGCCCTGGCCGTCTCGCTCGGCACCGGCGCTGGCGTGGTCCACCGGCACCTCAACGTAGTGCACGGTCAGTTCCGGCAGGTCATAGCCCTCATCGCTGTATCCCAGGTCCGATGGCTTCTGCAGGAACAGCCCCCAGCTCGCGACCCATAGCCAGAACTCCCGCTCCTTGTGCGGGTACAGCGTCAGGTTGTTGGCCTGAGTGCTGTCGCGCTTGAACCAGCGGGTAAGGGCCTGGCCGGTGTCCATCACGCCCAGGAAGCCGGCGTAATGGATCAGCTCTTTGTACCGGTTCGGGCTGGGCGTAGCAGTCGCGACGAACCGGTATCGGACGTCATCGAACAGCGTCAGGAACTGCTGGTAGGTCTTCGATCCGAAGCTGCGCAGCACCGACGCCTCGTCCAGGCTCGCGGCGGTGAAGAGGTTGGGATCGATCTTGCCGTCTCGCACGCTCTCGTAATTGGTCAGGTGGATGCCGTCGAAGGCAGGATCCACCTCGGCGCTTGTGCGCACGAAGCGCGTCTCCAGGCCCAGCTTGCTGGCGTCGCGGCGGAACTCCTGCCGCACGCCAAGCGGCACCACAATGCCAACCGCGCCGCCGGCATGCGCGCGCGCCAGTCGCATGATCTCCAGTTGCTGCATGCTCTTGCCGAGGCCGAAACGCTGGAAGAGGGCGCGGCGCCCACCGGAGCATGCCCATACGACGCTATCGCGCTGGTGCGGCTTGAGGATCGGGTGCACGTCGTCTGGCGATACCTCAAAGCCCAGCGACGGCGCGACGCGCACCTTGCGCTCGAGGAAGTCGCGGTAGGGGTCAGTCATGCCGCGAGCTCCTGCTGGCCCCAGGTGTGCGCCCGATGGATGCTTTCGCCGATCCAGTGGATCACCGGGACAGCGAAGCTGTTGCCCAGCATCTTGTAGCGCGGGCCATCGGCCATCGGCTTGCCGGCGGCGTTTGGCACCAGCGTCCAGTCGTCCTCAGCGCCCTGCAGGCGTTCGCACTCGCGCGGGGTGAGCCTTCGGACCTGCATGCCAGTTAAGACATGCGGCTTGTCTCCCCCGCCCTGAGAGGCGCGCAGGCAATTCTGCACCTCGTCACCTAACTCTGCGGTCCCACCACCCTCGCGACCACGTAGCGATACCGCGATGGCAACCTGTCCACCAGCATTGGCATGGCTGCCGGCATGCCCCATGGCGCGCAGCGTCGGCGAAACATCGTCTGAGACGCTGCGCGCTGGGTCGCTATCTTTGCAGCCGAATGCCGTGACCGGAATCAGTGGCGTGCCTCTCCCGGTGCCGTCTTCGCTGGCATCAAAGCCTTCGGAGCGAAGCGTATGCGCCACCTCCTGCACGAGGAACGTCTCGCTTTCGAAGTCGAGCCGACCGCTGGCGCTGGCGCAAGCATTCAAGCACGTACCAATGTCGATAGGTCCAGACGTGTTGTTGCCGCCGAATGCAATCAGCTGGCCGCGCTCTGGGTCGTTGACGCCACCACGGCGGCCAGCGCTTGCCGTAAGGCTTCCGGCAACGCTTTGCCGCGCTTCCCGGCTCGGCGCAGAATCCCCTCGCAAGCTGTCGCGCTCAAGAAGTACTGGTGGCCGACCGGCCCAGTCTCCAGTATCGAGGACAGCGAACACGCGACGGCGCCGCTGCGCCACTCCGAACCACTGCGCATCAAGCACGGACCACTCGACGAGGCCGTTGTCGCCCAGCGCCACGCCTTCGTCGCTCCAGCCGTCGGCGGGGACAGCGAGCTCGGATCCTGCCAGCGCGCCAACCACGACAGCAAAGTCTCGGCCCTTGTTGCTGCTGAAGGCACCGGGGACGTTCTCCCAGACGAGCCAACGTGCGCCGCAAAGATGTCGAGCTGCATTGAAGATCCTGAGTTGATGGTGGAACAGGCCGGACCGGGCGCCGCCCAAGCCCGCACGCTTGCCGGCCACTGAAAGGTCCTGGCATGGGCTGCCGCCGATCACGACATCCAGTGGACCCAACGCGCGGATCTGTTCGTCGGTGATGTCGGTGACGCTGCCCAAGTTGGGAACGTGCGGCAGGCGGTGGCGCAGCAGTGCGCACGCAGCCGGATCAATCTCGGCGACACCCTTGCAGCGCCAGCCGAGCGGCGACCACGCGAGGTGCGCGGCCTCCATTCCCGAAAAGAGCGACAGGTAGTTCATCCGCCCCGAGCCTCCCGCTGGGCTTCGTCGCGCAGATCCTGCAGGGCGGGCACGTGTGTCAGCCGCACAAGCTCGTCGGACTTGCCTGCCTCGCGAGCGCGCGACAGTGCCCAATCCAGGGCGGCAAGCTTGTCGGTCGGGTGAATACTCATCGGGAGATCAACCTGGTGGTATAGGGAACGATGGTTTCGGCGCGGCGCGCGACGGCGCGCTCCTGGTTCGCGGTGCCTTGCCAGATGCGCCACGGGTGCGCGCCGGGCTTCTTGGCGCGGGCCAGCGCCGCGCGCTGTTCGGGTGTCTGCGTGGTGCTCATGCGTGCGCGCGCTGTACGTAGGGCGCCAGCGGCGGCGCGATGGGCGGCAGGTTGCGGGGCAGGTCTTCGACGGACGGCACCGGCGCGACGGCATCGGCGATCGCTTCGTACCAGGACTTGAGCTCGCGCCAGCTGCTTTCCGGCAGGTCGATGAAGGCGCCGCGCACGTAGATGTAGTGCCCTTTGGCGTCGGGTTCGGGCGCAACAAAGTTGATGCCTTCCCGCAGGCTGACCAGGATCGAGACCGCCGGCACGCCGCGCACAAGGGACTGCAGCAACCAGCTGTTGTTGGTGCCGTCCCAACTGATTTCTACGTCGTAGTGGAAGCCCGTGACCACGTGTCGATAGAACAGGCGGCTCATGCGGCAACCTCCACTGCGACTGCAGTCTCTTCGAACCAGGTTTTCAGCTGGTTCCAGGAGTTCTCGGAGAGTTCGAAGCAGGTGCTTTCCAGCCAGATGCAGTGCTGGCTATTGGATTCCGTCGGGCCGCAAAAGCGTGGGCATTTCCCATCGGATCCAATGGTCGCTACCAGTTGAATGAACTGCGCTTTCGCATTGTTTTTGTACAGCTCGATCATCCAATTCGAGCGATCAGGTTGCTTCGACAGCACAAGCTCAAGCCCGTAGCAAGGAACACTATGGCGATACAGATTGCGGCTCATTTGGCACCACCGGCGGCGCGCAGCGCCTCATCGAACTGGTCGAGCGCCACGCGGATGGGGTGGCGGACGTGCACGGTGTCGGGGCTGCCGACGTTGGCGATCGCGATGGCGTGCTCAAGGTGGGCGGAAAGCTGGCGGCCTTTATCGAACAGGTCGGCCACCGCTGCGTGTGCCGCCATCTGGGCGATGCTGGCCTGGCCGGCGTCCGCCTCGCGCTGGCCTGCCTGGACCAGCACCGACAGCACATCAACGCAGGCGCTCACGGCTGCACCTCGACGAATGCGAGGCCCTGCATCACGCACTGCGCTGCCACGGGCAGGGAGTTGGTGAGCGACGAAGGCGCGTCGATCGGGAACACTGCATTGGCGCGGGCGCAGGTGTCGGGCAGGGCGTAATCGCCTGAGTCCACCGCGTCCACGGCATCGAGCGCGTCCTGCCAGCGGCGGGCGCTGAACTCGTCGCGGGTCAGAACGGTGGCGACACCCTCGGCGCAGTCCGGCACGCGGCCGGCGGTGGCGAAACCGTTGAGCGCGGCGCGGGCGATGCCGGCGCGCAGCCCCCAATCGTCGACGGTGGCCAGCTCATAGACCGCCAGCGCAGCGCAGAAGCGCGGCGAGGTGATCGACAGCTGTTCGGGGATGCCCTCACCGGCAGCGGTGGTGGGCTCTGCGGCGGGCTGGCCGGTGACGGCGCAGCCTGCGGCCAGTGCGGCGGCGAGGGCCAGGCAGGTGAGGCGAGCGGTGACGGCGCTCATGCGGAAGGCTCCAGATCAACATTCGCCTTCAGCAGTTGTGGTTCATCGACGGCGACGCGCTCGTCGAACCACTGAAAAATGACCGTCACCGAGTCGCGGGCATGCTCACCGAGCACCTTGCTCGTGCAGCGACGCTGCCATCGCTGGCCGTCTCCCTTGATTAGGGTCAGGGTCGAGTCGGCTTTCCACTCATGCTGTGTTGCCGGCAAGCTGATGCGGTCGAACTCTTCCCGCGTTGCCGGGGATGCGTACACCAGCGTGGGGGCGGGCACCGCGCAGAAGGAGGTGGACATCTGAGTCTCCGTGCCCCGCGGCGGAATGCCGTGTTACTGGGGCGACGGAGTAAGATTAGTGGCGCTAATTATCGATGTCAATAGGGGCGCTAATATTTCCTGGGTGCTTTTTTATCAGCTCTGTTCGTCCATGTGATTGTTACAATGTCGTTAGCTGGAGGGATGCGGCCCCATGCCGCAATGGATGCAACTGGAACAGGGGAATGGAATGAAGAAGCTACTCGCCGCTGCGATCGTGATCGTGGCGCTCTCTGGCTGCGCGGCCAACCCGCCGCTCAACTTCTCAGTGCCTGGCGTGGGCGTGAGCAGCAAGAAGCTTGATGCTGAGCTGAAGTCGCTGACCGTAACGCTGGCGCGCCCGGACGAAGCGAAGGGTAAGGTGCCACCGGAAGCGCAGCACGAAGTCCCGCAAATGTGGCAGAACGCGCTGACGGAAGCGCTTAATCGGATGGCGATCTTTCGCGACGATGCGCCGCGCAAGCTGAGCTTGTCGGTCAAGATCCTGGCGATCGATATCCCGTCTTTCGGCGCATCAATGACCACCAAGACCATCGCGCGGTACGAGCTGATTGATCGTTCGAACGGCAGCATCGTCTATACCCAGGACGTGAGTGCTTCGGGCACGGTGCCAGCGACCTATGCGTTCGCCGGCGTCATCCGTGCACGTGAGTCCGTCAGCCGCTCCGCACAAAACAACATCGCGCAGTTCCTGCAGGCGTTGGAAACGGTAGACGTCAGCAAGCCGATGTTCCCGAGCAGCCAGGCGAAGCCGTGAAGCGGCTCCTTGTCGTGACGATGCTCGCGGCCGCAGTAGCTGGGTGCGCACCTAACGTGCGCACCGACAGCTACTCGGTAGGATCGGTTGGCCAGGTCAACCGGACCGTGGCCGGCACGGTCATCAGTGCGCGCGCTGTTTCGATCGATGGTACCCAGGGGGGCGGCGCAGCTGCGGGCGCGGCCGCTGGTGGCATTGCCGGCTCATCGGTGGGCGGCAGTGGCCGTGCCAACGCAGTCGGGGCGGTTGGGGGGCTGGTCGCCGGCGCCATTGTCGGTGCGGCTGCCGAGCGCTCGGCATCCCGAGCAGATGGTATGGAGTACGTGGTGCAAACAGAGAACGGCTCGCTAATGACCGTAGTGCAGGGCGCAACACCAGCCTTTGCAGCCGGCGCCCGCGTGCTCGTTCTGTACGGCTCGCCATCCAGGCTGATCGCGGATCCCCGCAACTGATCGGCGGCGCCAACCCCACAAAGCAAAAACCCCGCCGGAGCGGGGTTCCTTATGATTGCAAAGCGCCTTCAGGCTGCTTGACGTTGCGGCTCGCTCAATATTGCGCTCATGTAGTCATGGAGCTTGCCGAACTCAGCGTTCACCTCGCGCGCCATAGCAATGAGCTCGTCCAGGCTCTTAGGCGAGCCCAAGTCCTTCTGATTCATCATGGTGGGTTCGGTGTTCATCACGGTTCTCTTCTCTTCCTGGGTGTCTTAGGTGGGTGCTAGGTAGGAGCTGGGAATGGGCCTAGGTGCTACTTGCTCTGCTGTGTCAGCTTTGTGATTACGTCGTCGTACTCAGCTTGATTCTTGTACTTCAGCGCGATATGCACACGTCTAATCAAGTGGATGCTTTGCTGACAATTTGCAAGCTTGACCTCATGTTCGTGGTCTACAACACCCATCGCGCCGTCCAAGATTGAGTTCAGGAGTCCATCGATCTTGGTGATGCTTGCAACGATTTGCTCGATGCTAGGATCGGCCCATTCAGCAAAGTGCTGAAAACCAAATTTTGAGCCTGCGATTACATCTTCGATGTGGCGAATAGTGTTGAGCCACATCTGCCCAACTTCGGCTTCGAGAGCTTCGTTGCGCTTAACAGTCGCCTGACCAATCTGAGTTACTGCACTCATCCATGTTCCCTGTTGCACTGACAAGTGCTCTTATCCAACGCCGATAAGTGTAACCAAAGTTTACAACTTTTCCCACTTTTAGCCTTGCTTTTTTGGCCGGTCCGTGCAGTGTTTCGCCGTTTTAGATGGAAACGGTATATCGAACAACGAGTTAGAGATGAATGGTAAGACTCTCAACTGCGCTCGAAATCCCTCCATTCAACCAACATCGGCCGCCAATGGCTGAGCTTTAGACCGTGCTCAATCGCGCCAGCCGCCCACCCAGTGAACCCGGCCAATGATGGTGATCGGGTGCTTATTTGAGACCATGGGCTTGGGCTTGCGCCACTGGTGGTCGCCGGCGGGGTTGTCGCTCTGGAAGTAGACGCCGGCCTCGAGCACGAGGGCGCGTTTGACGTAGTACTCGGGGTTGGCCATGCCGTCGAGCTGGATGACGTAGAGGCTGCCGTCGACAGGGCGGGTGTCCGTGGTGTCGAACAGGATCGCGTCGCCGTCCTGGATGGTCGGCTCCATGCTGTCACCCTTGCCGTAGTAGACGGCCAGGTCGCGCCCGAGCAGGCCGCGGCGGCGGAGGCTGGTTTTCTTGAACTTGAGGCTGTGGGTCTCGGCGTACTCCTGCGCCTCGGCGCCAGCGCCCAGGCCTACCGCCTGGGACCAGCCCGTCACGTCTGCATAATCCGAATCTTCCACCGAGCTTGCGCCAGGCAGACTCTGCTCCGGTAGATCCGTCCTGATATCGGAGGCGGGGATTCCCAGGGCGCGACAGAACGCGAAAAGCGTCCTGTAATTCATTGGGATCTTGCCGTTGAGGTATTGACTCACGGCGCCTTGGGTGATGCCCAGCTCTTCGGCAATCTTGTCTTGTGTGATCCCACGCCCGCGAGCGTGTGCAGACCAAGCGCTCTTGAGGCGCTCGGCGGCCTTTACGTCGGCGGCAGTGGGCTTTGCACGTCTGTTGGATTCCATATTAGCAACGCTAATCGCAAGCATGGCTGAGTTCCATGAGCGCCACTATTGACATAGAGATTAGGGGCGCTAATATTGGTGCATGGACATCGCCACCTATCGCCGAGAATCTGGACTGTCGCAGACAGCCTTCGCAACTTGCCTGACCTTGGCCGGCTCGCCCGCCACCCAGGGTCTGGTGTCCCAGTGGGAAAGTGGAATCGTCAAGGTTCCTGCCGAGCGCTGCGCGCTCATCGAGGTCGTTTCCCACGGCCGTATCACGCGATCGGATCTGCGTCCTGACGTTTTTGGCGCGCCAACGCCTCTCCCTGGTCCAGTGACCAAGCGCGCGCTGCGCGAAAAGCTCGGCCTCGCGAACGACGCCGGCCTGGCGGTGGTGCTGAAGCTGCCGCGCGAACAGGTGGAAGCGTGGGGCGACGACGAGCAGCTGCCTGCGCTGCCCTCTGTACTGGCCTTGCTGGCTCCGCCCGCCGTCGAGGTGCGCAAAGCGCCGGCTGACTGCGACGCCGACCGCATCGTGCCGGTCGAGGTGGCCTGACATGGCGCGCTTCACGGAAGACGAGCTAAGGGCAGCAATAAAGAATCCCGCTCTCGTGACGTTTGCATACGAGAGCGGTGTCTGCACCGGCATGAAGGTGTTGGGCGCTACTTCATTCCGGGCAGACCGCGCTCGAGTGGTGGCTGCAGGCCAGAGTCCTTCTGCAGCTGCAGCCGAGCGTTGTTCAAAAAACCCACGATTTCGCGACAAACGCGCAAGTGCTCGTCTCTCGTTGCGTCCGATAGCGGTGATTGCAGCATGTCTGCTGCTGAGCGCTCTGCTGCGTCGTCGAGGTGCCGCATGAGCACTTCGGTCGGGTTCTCTCTGTCGAGTGCGAACTGCTGGACCACTTGGTGCAGGCCATTCAAGCGGCCCATCAGGATGTCGACCATCTCGCGCAGGTCCTTGAGTTCCGCGCGTAGCGCTTGCGTTTCGTCCATGTCGCCCTCCTTGCGGGCAGTCGTTGGGGCCGTGGGGGCACCAGCGTACCGCGCTGAGGGCGACGCCTTCTTGATGCGGCCCGGCTGAGGCCGGCGCAGTTCCCGTGCAGTTGTTCTCCATGGCCGTGATGTTGCCGGCCGCCGTCACTCGAAACCACGTTCAGGTCGAAACCCGATGAACATCACCGACGCCGCATACCACACCGTTCACGCATACCCAGGCGGCAGCGTGGCGCTTGCCACACGCCTGATCACCACGAAGGACGACGGCCGCGAGCGCGCCATGTCCGATGCGGTGCTGCGCAGCAAGGTCAATCCGAACACGACGACGCACCACCTGACGCTGGCCGAGGCCAGCCAGATCATGGGCGTGACCGGAGACGACCGCATCCTGCATGCGCTGGCAGCGGAGCACGGCTATACGCTCACCCGCACCGGCGCGCCAACCAGCGGCACGATGCTCACCGCGCTGCTGTCCGCTTCTTCGGCAAAGGGGAAGTTGTCGCAGATCATCAGCGAGGCGATCGACGACGGGCGCATCACTCAGAACGAGGCCGCTGAGATCGCGGTGGCATGCACCGATGCACAGGCACAGCTCGCGCAGGTCGCCCAGCATGCGCGTGCCGCTGCAGAAGCCGGGGTGCAGTGATGTCGTACGGAGCCAAGCATCCGCTGGTGCTGAAGTCGCTGCAGGCGACTCCGGCAGAACTGAAGGGTAAAGAGCTGACGTCGGTCGAGTTCGCGTGTTCGATGGCTGACTGCACGCGCTGCGTTCGCGAGTCCGTGAGTGGTCAGTTCGCTTCGACAGTGGGCTTCTTCAAGCGCGACCAGCTGGCTCTCCGCATCAAGCAGTTGGACAAACGCATTGCTTACTGGGAAGCCCGTGCCGAAGAGCTGGAGCGCGAAGCAGCGCAGGGTGGTGGTCATGAAGGTTGAAGACCAAGCGCTGCTCCTCGCTGCTGAGGGCTGCAGCCGGGCCGAGATTGTGGCCGCGACAGGCATCACCAGAAACCGCGCGAAGAAACTCAAGCAGCAGAGCGCCGCCGACGCGGCAGACCAGCTGCAGAAGCAGATCGCCTCTGCATTTCGGGCTTGGCCGGCGGCTGTTTCTCCCGAGCGAGTGATCAGCCTATGAGCGCCAAGGTCACCGGGATGGTGTTTGAACGATATGCCAATGGTGGCGGCGAAATGCTGCTCGCCCTTGCGCTTGCCGATCATGCTCACGACGACGGCACGCACATCTATCCATCGATCGCACTTCTTGCAGCGAAGACGCGGCAGTCAGAGCGCTCCGTTCAATACCAGCTGCGCCGCATGGAGGCTGCGGGTTGGCTGATCCTCATAAACGACGGGCTCGGCGGTCGAGGCAACGGATTCAAAGAAGGCGGCAAAACGCGCCAGTACCGCATCAATCCCGAATGGATGAAGGGTGCAGATATTGCACCCTTCCAAGAGGGGCAATGTTCCACGGAAAAGGGTGCAAATTCTGCACCCTTGAAGGGTGCAAATCGCGGCGCCAAAGGGTGCAAAACAGCATCGGAAAGGGTGCAAAAAGACGTCGGAAAGGGTGCAAAGCTTTTGCACCCGAACCAAGAGCAACCAAAAGCAACCAACAGCAATAACCACACACCACACATCGCGGAAGCTGCCACTGGCGCTGCGCAGGGTGTGTGTGGAACACCGGCAGGTTTCATCGCAGCAGCGTTGAACCGCGCCGCCCTGGCGCTGAACCGCCCCGGCCTGCGCATCACCAGCCACAACCCCGACCTGATCGCCGCGGCAGGCGAGGGCGTTACCGCCCAGCACCTGCTCGAGCTGTCCGACGTCTACCCGGACAAGCCAGCCGGCTACCTGATCGTCGCGGCTCGCCGTCAGCGCGCCGCCGGCGCCAACACCATCGCCTCCGGAGCATCTACCCATGCAATCCCTCGCGAAAGCGCTGCCGAGCGCACCCAACGCTTTGCCCGTGAAGCCATCCAGCGCCAAGCAGCCGGCCACGCCGGCGCCGATTTCGATCACGTCGATCGCCACGGTGTGGACGCGCATGGCTGAGATCTACGGGACGCGCTGGACCAGCGGCTTCGGCGCGGACCCGTCCACCGGCGCGGGCAGCACCTGGGCGAAGGGCTTGGCGGGCGTCACGGCGCAGCAGCTTGGCGCAGGCCTGACGGCCTGCATCGCCGCGGCGGACCCGTGGCCGCCCACGCTGCCGGAGTTCCGCGCGCGCTGCCTCGGCGTGCCGAGCCTGGCACGGGTGGCCAACGAGCTGCGCGGCGGCGGCGACCGCAGCGGCTTCACGGTGCTCGTCGGCATGAAGTTGGACGGCTATCGCTACCGCGGCGCCAGCGCCAGCGATGCCGATCGCATGGTGCGCGAAGCGTACGAACTGGCGCGCGACCACGTCATGCGCGGCGGCGAAGTGCCGGAGCCTGCTGCCACCGCACTGCCGCCGCCGGCGAAGGTGCCGGAAGTTGCAGACCGTGATGCCGCGCGCGCTGCGCTGGCGCGGGCGGCTGCAGAGCTGGGCGACGCCACGGCGGTGACGGCATGAAGAACTATCCGACCCGCGTGCGCGAATGGCTGAAGGCCAACCCCGGCGCACACACACCGCAGGTGATCTTGGACGGCATGGGAATTGAGGCAGGCGCGAAGGCACGGCGGCCGTACTACAGCGCCATGAAGGACAGCAGCGAGGGCGGCTACCTGAAGCGCTGCGGCACTGGCCGCCGCACGGCCTACGAATTCCTGTGTGACCCGCCGCCGCGCGCAGTAGGAACCAGTCAGCAACGGATCGAGAAGCACCGCGCTTACATGCGCCAGCGCCACGTCAACAACGGCGGACGGACGCTTGCCGAACGGCGGGAAGACGAGGCGCTGCGCAAGGCAGCACGTGCCGAACGGCTATTGCGAGAACAGGCCGAGCGCCGCGCTCTTCGCCAAGTGCAGCGCGACCTCACGGAGCGGGCACGCCCGGCGCGTAAGCCGCAGCCGAAGCGATTGCCCAACGGACACACCGTAATTGCCGTGCGCGCCTCAGTGGCTCGCCGCGCCGCTGCGGCGGCCGCATGCGCGCCGGCTCAGAGCGTCGCCGACTGGATCCGCGCAGGCGGGCAGGTGATGCGCCTGCCGGGGGTTGAGCAGTACATCCCTGATCGGTGCCGCGCTTGATCACTCTGACGCTCCCGTGGCCGAGCAAGGACCTGTCGCCGAACGCGCGCGTGCATTGGCGGGTCAAGGCCAAGGCTACGAAGGCGCACCGCACCCACGCTGTCCTGGCCGCGTTCGAAGCCGGCTGGAAGGGTATGCAGCTGCCGGAGGGCCGGCTGCACCTGTGGATCGACTTCTACCCGCCGACGAAGCAGATGCCAGACGACGACAACATGCTCGGCCGCTGCAAGGCATACCGCGACGGCTTGGCCCACGTGCTGGGCATCGACGACCAGCGATTCATTTCCCGCCCGCTGGTGCGCGCTGAGCCGCGCAAAGGCGGCGAGGTGGTTTTCATCATCACCGGCGCGAGCCAGGACGTACACCCATGAGCCAACTCACAATCGCCGGCGACGCGCCGGCGGTCACCAGCCGAGAAATTGCTGAACTGGTCGAATCGCGTCACGACAACGTGCGTGTGGCCATCGAGCGGCTCGCCGAGCGCGGCGTGATCGCTTTACCTGCGGCGCAGGAAAAGCCCACCGGTGGGCGCCCGAGCATCGCTTACGTCTTCGCCGGCGAGCAGGGCAAGCGCGACAGCATCGTGGTCGTCGCGCAGCTGTCGCCGGAGTTCACCGCGCGCTTGGTCGACCGCTGGCAGGAGCTGGAACGCCGCATCGCCGCGCCGGCCGACCCGCTTGCGCTGCTTTCTGATCCGGCTGCGCTGCGCGGGCTGCTGGCCAGCTATGCGGGCCGCGTTGAGGAGCTGACCCCCAAGGCCGACGCCCTGGACCGGATCGCCATTGCCGATGGCTCGCTCAACCTGCGCGAGGCGGCCAAGACCATGCAGATGCCGGAACGCAAGTTCCTTGCGCTGCTCGAGCAGAAGCGCTGGATCTACCGCCATCCGCTGGCCTCGACATGGCTGGCCTACGCCGGCCGCCTGCACAGCGGCTGCCTGGAACACAAGGTCACGACTGGCCAGAAGCCGGACGGCACCGAGTGGATCAACACGCAGGTGCGCGTCACCGCCAAGGGGCTCGCCAATCTGGCCAAGGCGCTGAGCGTGTCGGCCGCACTTTCCACCGTTACGCACCACTGAGGCCCCGATGAGCGAAGACCTGATTCCCGACCAGCCCGCGCCGCAGCCGCGCCGAATGAAGCAGCCGACCAAGGACGTGCTGCGCGCCAACCTGCGCAGCAACGCGCAACAGCTGATCGACCTGCGCGCCGAACATCAGCAGTTCCGTGCGAGCTGGTGCTGGCCGCTCTACGTCTGGACGCAGCGGCTGCGCACCGCGCTCGGCCGAACCGGCAAAGGCCAGGCATGACCGCGCTGGTCAAGCGCTCGGCCTGGGCGCGGAACCAAGCCAGCCAGATACGTGCGCGGCTCGAAGGCATCCACAGCAAACCCGCCATTGGCGAGCGCGAGCGTAAAAGCAAATGCGCCGCGATCCAGGCCAACGAGTACCAGGCTCGCAAGTTCGAACGCATCGCGGCAGCAGCAGAGAAGAGGGGAAATTGATGGACACGAACACCAACGCAGCCGACCCGCGCGCCGCGCGCCACGAGTTCCAGTCGCTGGACGACGCAACGCACTGGCTGCTGCTGCAGGGCGCCTCGTGGGCAAACGTGCGCGTTGACGGGCAGATGTGGTGTCTGGGCCGGGACGGCAGCGCAGAGCCGGTCCAGGGGAGGGCCTGACCATGGCCGAATTCGACAGTTTCACCGAGGCGACGCGCTCCGACCTGGAATGGTGGGGCTACGAATTCGCGCTGCACCGGGACATGGATTATCTGGGGATGGCCAGCAAGAACATGCTGCAGGTGTTGATCGAGCACCGCGGCGAAATGCCGCCGCCGAATGTGGGCTTCAAGCCGATGGAGGTGGACGCCCGCGCCCAGCGCGTGGAGGACGTGATCGGCGGCATCGCCCGGCAGGACGTGGTCATGGCCTGCGTGCTGCGCGGCTACTACTGCGGACGCGGTCGCAAGAACTTCGAGCGCATGGAGACGGCGAACAACCTGATCGCCAACGCCGGGCACGCGCCGCTGCGCCAGGGCGCCTACCTGACCCTGCGCGCGGCCGGGTTCGAGCTGGTCGGCCGGCGCCTGCGCCCGAACGCGGTGCGCCCGATGCTGCAGGTGGTCGCATGACGAACTTCGCCGACGTGGGGGCATGGCTGCACGGCGCAGACATGGGGGAGCTGATTCAGGCCAAAGAGGCGCTGGACAGAGCTCTCCAGGTAAAGAAAGACGAGGACCGGATCCCGGCGCTTCGTGTCGAGGCTTGCGGCCTGATCGTCGCCTATTTCCGCCATGGTGAGGAAGCGAAAGCGCTGGAGTATCTGCTCCAGCACCACGAGGAGATCGCCGGCGAAGCGATATGCATCCGCCCGGTGCGGCTCCTGCAGTCGGAGGCAGAGGCGGATCTAGCCCTGAGGTGGTGGTGATGCGCCACAGCACCGGCACGCCGACAGCCGAGGAGGTGGTGCGGTTCGAGCTGTCGAAGGAAGGGCCGTGCATGGCGTGCGTGGTCCGCATGGCGGCCGGCCTGCTGCCGCAGCAGCTGGTGGTTGTGGGCTGCGACTACAACCACTGCAAGAGCGGCAACCGCCGGCGCGGGCACCTGTTCGGCTACGCGCTGTGCGTGTGGCACCACCGTGCGCACCCGATGCCCAGGCAGACGACCAGCAGCACCCGCGATCGCTACGGCCCATCGCTGATGGACGGGAGCGCGCTGTTCCACGAGACCTACGGCAGCGACGACGAGCTGATCGCGCTGCAGACCGATTGGATTGAACGACAACTGGTGATGGCATGAACGAGATCGAGAAGCGGGCGCTTGCCGTGCAGGCGGCAATGAATCACAAGGTCGGCGGTACCACGCCCGCCAAGTATCTGCAGCTAAATGAGGCTCAGTGGGAGGAGGTGGTAGACGCCATCATCGCCGCGCTTTCGGCCGCGCCGCAGGGGTTGCCGGCCAGCTTGGAACAGGCGGCCCGAGACGCGCTCCCATTTGTCGCATACGCCTATTCGAAAGGCGTGGCTGGGGCCGAGGAGGCTGGGCGAGCTATTGAAACAGCCCTGGGCGACATGCCGGAGCAGCAGAGCGAAGGTGCTTACCACCAGGCTCTGCAGCAGATCGGCTATGCGCTCGGCCTGCCGGCGGGGAGTGACCTGACGACCCAGTGCATCCCGGCGATTGAGGCCATGCGCCGCGACGTTGAGCGGTTGGACTCTCGGTCCTTCATCCTCACGCATCGCCCCGACGAGTGGGGCAACACGCGCACGCACCACAATGGTGTCGACATGCGCTCTGCTATCGACGAAGCCATGGAGTACGCGGCAAAGTTGGGTCCGTGTGCGGGTTCCGATCAGGTCTGGGTCCTCAATTCTAGGCTGGGCAAGACGCTGGACGACGCCGTCCAACGCTACGACCAGATGCCGGAGTGGATGAAAAATATTGTCGCCAAGCCGGAATCCCAGGCATGAAGCGCGCGCTGAAACGGTGGTGGGTGTACCTGGCGGCGGTGCCGCTGGCTGACGGCAAGAGCGCGTTTCGCCTTGGACGGTCGGTGGACCTGGCCGCAACCCTGAAGCAGGTGCAGGAAGCAAGCCCGGCGCGCATCGCGAAGGTCTGGACCATGCCCACCTGCAGCGAACGTGCGGCGCACGCTGCTGTTGCCGGCATGGCGTCCGCTCTCGGCGAGTACTGGCAGCACGGATCGTGGCTGCACATGCGCACGGATCAGGATGCCGACAAGGGCGCAATGCGCAGCGCGATGGAGGCTGCTGGCGCGCACGCGGACTGGCCTGACGGAGCCGGCGGGAAGTGCTGGCGTGAGTTTCGATTGGACGGATGAAAAAAGATGCTTGACACCCAGGGGTAAATAAGTAAATTGAGCGCATTGGTGACAGAAGCCTCCGAAGCGAAAGCTCTCGGGGGCTTCGTCGTTTCAGGGTTCGAGTCGGTAGTCACAGTGGGTGCGAATCCAGGCAACCGGCCAGCCGTGAGGCTTCCCGCTGGAGTCGCATAGAAGGGGCGTTACGTGACGGAAGCGCCTCAGCGACGCACCTGCTGTGCCGGCTCAACTTCATTGGCCCAGTTGCAGCATCACTCCGGCAATCAATGCCTTGGCCCCATAAGCCACTGAGACGGTTACGGAGATTTGGATCGGTAGCGAAACCCAAAGGATCTCCTTGATCCTCGGAAATCTATGGCTCAGCTCGTTGTATGTAAGTAGACCAAGCCTGTTTCCGACGTAGGCGCCAAGGCAGAAGTTCATAAGTTGTGCGGCAATCCCTGCTACCGGGACGGAGTACTTCGTGGCCACGTACTGGAATAGGGCAGCCAAGGTGATGAGCTCAGCAAGCGTCTTAGTGAAATTTACGAAAGCCATGACGGAAACGTCGAATGGCGTTTCCTTAAAGCGATCAATGAACTCCTTGGTGTTGTCGTACATCCCGTAGCCCCCGCTTGTTTTATTAGAAACGGCGCCGAAGCGCCGACATTTTTCAAGGCCCATGATGCAACTGACCGCCCAACAACTGAAGCAGGCGGTGGGTTGCTCCGACCAGACTGCAGAGCGCTGGATCGAGCCGATCAGCGAAGCTTGCCGCCTGTACGGTATCAGCACGCCGCGCCGCATGGCTGCGTTTCTGGCGCAGGTCGGCCACGAATCGACGGGTCTCACGGCCGTGGTTGAAGGGCTGAGCTACAGCCTCGAAAACCTGATCAAGGCTTGCAAGCGCGCGAAGGAAAACAGCCGCTGGCGGTCGCTACTGCCACGGGCGAAGGAGCTGGCACGCAACTCGGTCGGCCTGGGGAATGCGGCATATGCGAACCGCCTGGGCAATGGCGATGAAGCGAGCGGTGACGGCTATCGCTACCGCGGACGTGGCCCGATCCAGAACACGGGCCGGGCCAACTACGCCGGCATGCGCGACACGCTGCGCGCCAAGGGCGTGCGGGACGTGCCGGACTTCGAGAAGCAGCCGGAGGCGCTGGAGCAACCCAAGTGGGGCGCGCTGGCCGCCGCGGCATTCTGGGACACGCGCAATTTGAATCCACTGGCCGATGCCGGTCGGTTCGACGACATCACCGAGCGGGTAAACGGCGCGCAGAACGGTGCCGCTGATCGGCGGGCGCGCTACGCCAAGGCGCTCAAGGCGCTGGGGGCATGATGGTGCCGGATCTTGACGACGCGACCCTGCTGGCGGCAGAGCGTCAATCGCTCACCGAGGCGGTGCAGCTGTTGCAGGAATGCTGGGGCCGTACCGCGCGGCCCCGCCGCGATTCGCGCAATGTGCTGCGCCTGGGCTATGGGCGCGCCATCGAAACGCGGGAGCAGAGCGAGCGGGTGGCCACCATGGAGCTGACCGAAGACGTGATGGAGGCGCAGGAGACTTTGCGCGGCCGCTTCTTCGAACTGCTCGCCGTGCATCCAGAGATGCGCCCATCGCTGCCGTACATCATCGCGATCGCGGACATCATCGGCGCCGAGCTGGTGCGCGACGCAACGGACCTGTGGGCGGCGGCACGCCGCGGCGACTGGCTGGAGTTCGGCTCAGTGATTCAGGAGTTCCGGTGGGAGCTCTTCAGCGATGCAACGGAGCGCGACAAACGGGCGGTGTCTCGCCTGGTGATGCGGTTGGCGATGGGCGCAGCGAGCCTGCAAGCATGATCCTGCGAAAGGTCATCAAGAGCGTTGGCCTTGAGCCGGTACCGGATCTGCACAACTGGCATAAGTGGTGGTCGGCCAAGCTGGACGCAGCTGCGCTGATGGTTGGCTCTGTGGCGGTTGCCTACAGCCAGTTGCCTGATGACTGGCGCGCCGCGCTGCCGCCGTGGTCCCTGACCGCCCTGGCTGGCGTCGGCCTGGTGATCAAGTCGGCGTCGCTGATCCTGCGCGGCGCCAAGCAGCCGTCGCTGGAGCCCAAGCGGCCGGCCGATGAGTGACAACTGGGACCGCGGCTTGCCGCCGCCGAACGACCCGCCCGGCTGGCTCATCACCGCGCTGTGCGGCCTGCTGCTGGCCGCGCTGGCCTGGATCTGGATCACCTACACCAACACAAGGATCTGAGCATGTACGGGAACTCATTCGACGGAATGATCGGATGCTTCGCGACCGCCTGTGCCTTGGCTGGTGGCGCCATTTTCGCAGTGGCCTTCTGGCTGATTCCATGGCTTTGGGAGCTGCTGAAGCCATGGCTGCACACGGTGACCGCATGAACCGCACGGCGATCGCCCTCATCGCCGCGCTCATCTGGTCGGGCGCCATGTTCGGTGCCGGCTGGGCCTGGCGCGGAGACCGCGCCGAGGGTGCCAACAGCGAGCAGAAGGCAGGGGCCGCCCTTGGCGCGCTGGCCAGTGAGCAGGCCGCCCGATCCTCCGAACACAAACAGGCCGAGGTGCTGGCCGGCATTGGAGCAAAGCATGAAAACGACCGGCAGGCGGCCCAGGCCGTCCCTGATGCTGTTGTGGCTGACCTGCGCAGTGGTGCTCTCAAGCTGCGCGACGGGTGGGCCAGCTGTGAAACCCAGCGCCTCGCCGAAGCTGCCGCCGGCACCCGCGAACGTGATGAGGCAACCCAGCGCCGAGACGAGTTTGCGGGCGCTGTTGTTCGAGTCGGGCGCGACGCCGACGACCAGCTCCGCGCCTGCCAAGCCGTAGTGCTGGCCGACCGCGGTCAAGTCCCCCAATCAACGCCCAGTGCTCCGCCTGGCGGCGCACGGGCGTGGAACAAATCGTGGAACACGAGCGGAGAGTCGAAGCTTAACGGCGAAACTGAACATGAACGAAGTCTGATCCGTTCAGAAATGTCCGGGGACCCTGGCGCATCGGCGGTCCTACCGGGGGGAATTCGGACCCCGGTGCGCGACAGTATTTCGGCCCCTAGGGATGCTCCACCGCAGGTAGGCCAAAAGTGACGAAATTCCCGGGAAAAACCCGCAATTCAGGGCAGGTCGCGCTGTACATCAGGTAAGACATGGCTGACATCCGGGACTTCTCGCCAGGTTGGTCGATTGCCAGGCTGGCGGACGAGTTCGGCATGGACCGGCGCACCGCTGCAAAGCGGCTCCGGGAGGCCGGGGTGCCGCCATCTGGCAAGCGCGGCACCAACGACATTTATCGGCTCGCCGACGCTGCGCCCGCATTGGTCAGCCCGAGTGGTGCCAGCGGATCCGAGCAAGTTCTCGATCCGCGCGACCTGCCTCCTATGGAGCGGCGCGCCTATTACCAGTCCGAAAACGAGCGGCTCAAGGTTGAGACAACCACCGGCCTGCTGGTGCCGGCGGCCGAGGTAGAGGCCGATTACGCCGAGCTGGTGCAAAAAAGTGGTGCAGTTCTTCGACACGTTGCCGGACGTGCTGGAGCGAAAACTATCGCTGAGCCCGGAGCAGGTGATCAAGGCCCAGGAGGAATGCGACCGCGTCCGACAGTCGATGTATGAGGCAATCAGCGATGAGCCAATACGCGACCGCGCGTGAGGTCAGACTCGGTGTAGCCGAGATGATCCGGCCTCCGCGCCGGGTGCGCGTAAGCGATGGGGCTAAGTCGCTCCACATCGCGAACGCGAGCGGCGCCGCCGGCCCCTGGGATCCGCGCGTCGCGCCGTACATGGTCGAGCCGTTGGACCTGACTGCGAGTCGACTTTACGAAGCTGTGGTGTTCGTAGGGCCAGCGCGTTCCGGCAAGACGATCGCTCTCATTGATGGCCGGCTGGCGTACACGATCACGTGCAATCCGGCCGACACGATGATCGTCCAGATGTCGAAGGACGCGGCGGAGGACTACAGCAAGACCCGGATATCGCGGGGCATCGCCGCAAGCCCCGATCTCCGCAAGAGGCTCAGCCCGCGGTCGCACGACGACAACATCCTGCTGAAGTTCTTTCGGTCGGGTATGTCGCTGCGCTTCGGCTGGCCATCGGTGTCGATCCTTTCCGGCAAGGACATCCACGACGTCCTGATGACGGACGTGGACAACTATACCGGTGATTTGTCGATCGACGAGGCTTTCGGCCTGGCGCTCAAGCGCACGCAGACGTTCATGTCGGCGGGCATTTGCGTAGCAGAGTCGAGTCCCGCGGCCGATTACACAGACGGCGCGTGGAGGGCGCCACACCCGCACCACGCCCCGCCAGCCGCCGGCATCGCCGCGCTTTACATGCGCGGCGATCGCCGGCGGTGGTACTGGCCGTGCCCGAGCTGCGGCGAACGGTTCCAGGCGGCGCCCGGATACGACGGCTTCGCACTGCCGCCGCTTGAGGAGTTGCTGGAGCGCGTGCAGGTCGATGATTTGCAGAAGATGGCCCGGCAGTACTCGCTGCTGCATTGCCCACACTGCGGAGACGGGCTGTCGCACCGGTGGAAAGCCGGCATGAATGAAGCTGGCCGATGGGTGGGAGAAGGGCAGGAAATTCACCCGGATGGCTCGATTGAAGGCGAGTCGATCGACACGCGCATCGCGAGTTACTGGCTTGGTGGTGTGGCTGCGGTGTATCAGTCCTGGGAATCGCTGATGGAGCGATACCTGCAGGCGCTGCGTACCTTTGCCACGACAGGTGAGGAGAAGCCGCTGAAGTCGACGCACAACGTCGATGGCGCGATCAACTACCTCCCGATGGCGGCGCGTTCGACATCGAACCCCAGCGATATGGAGGACCGCGCCGAGACCTGGCCCGCTGGAGTCGTGCCGCAAGGTGTCAGGTTCTTGCTCGCCACCGTCGACATCCAGGGCAACCGCTTTGTGGTGAAAGTCACCGGGTGGGGGCCGGGCGAAGGCGGCGGCTTGGAGCGCTGGGTGGTCGATTGGTTCGCCTTGCGCACGTCGCAGCGCGAGGATGGCGCCGGCGGCTTCCTCGGCTTGGAGCCAGCGAAGTACCTGGAAGACTGGGAGCGCCTGGTCGACAAGGTCATCCAGCGCCGGTATCAGCTGCAGGACGACACCGGCAGAAGCATGCCGATCCGTGCGGTGGGTATCGACTGGGGCGGCAAGTCGGGAACATCGGTGCGCGCGCTGGAGTTCTGGCGTTCGCTCAAGCTGCGCGGCCTGCATTGGCGCGTCCGCCTGGTGAAGGGCGACCCGAATCGCAACGGCGCGCTGTTCCGCGAGACCTATCCGGACAGCAGCAAGCGCAAGGATCGTAAGTCCGGCTCAGCCGGCGACGTGCCGCAGCTGCTGCTCAACGTCGACAGGCTCAAAGACACCGTCGCGGCCAACGTGAAGCGCGAGCAGCCGGGGCCTGGCTTCTACCACTTCCCGGACTGGCTGCCGACAAGCTACTTCGAGGAGCTGGTCGCGGAAACGCGCACCGCCAAGGGCTGGGAGAACCTGGCGAAGCGACGCAATGAGGCGTTCGACCTGGCGGTGTACGCAGAGGCGCTCGCGCAGTGGCTGAAGGTCCCGGCAATCCGCTGGGACGCCCCGCCGGCGTGGGCAGCAGAGTGGGATCGAAATCCGGAAGTGGTCGTGGGTGAGGTGGCGGAAACCCCGCGCCCGCGCGCTCCGCGTCGTCGGGTTGTACGCAGCAAATACTTGGGACGCTGAGATGGCATTCACGCAAGAACAAATTACCTCGCTGGAATCGGCAATCGCGAGCGGCACGCTGACCGTGCGCTATGGCGATCGGCAGGTCACCTATCACAGCCTGAAGGAGATGCGTAGCCTGCTGACCCAGATGCGCAGTGAGTTCGGCGCAAGCCTTGGTGTGCGGCCCCGCCGCCGCACGATGCGCCTGTTCCAATCCGGTACGGGCAATGGCTGACTTTGAAGGAAGCTACCGCGCAGGTGGAATGGGAAGGCGCTTGCGCCTCCTGCCGCCGGTGGTGCAGGGGCCGAATGCTTCTCTGGTCAATTTGCCAACGGTGCTGGCGCGCGCGCGGCACCTTGCACGCAACGATCCGTGGGCTGTCAGCGCGCTCAACAAGAGCGTGTCGAATGGCATTGCCACGGGCATCCAGGCGAAGCCCCTGTGGGGTACCAAGGCGTTCAAGGCTGCGACGTCCAAGCTGTGGAAGCGGTGGATCAAGTACAGCGATGCCGACGGTGTGTTGGATTTTTACGGACAGCAGGCACTGGCGTGGCGGGAGTGGAAGGAAGCTGGCGAGGTCTTCGCACGGATCCGCTTTCGTCGTCTGTCAGATGGGCTACCGGTGCCAGTGCAGGTGCAGCTTGTCGAATCCGAGCAGTGCCCGCGCGGGTACTACTCAGTGGCCAGCAACGGCAATGTGATCCGCGAAGGCATCGAGTTCGATGCGATCGGCCGCCGCGTGGCGTACTGGATGTATCGCGAGCACCCGGGCGACCAGGCGATGGTGCCGAACGGCCACGAGCTCGTGCGGGTTCCCGCAGAGCAGGTGATCCACCTCTACCGTCCGCCCCGGGCCGGAGCGCTGCGCGGTGTGCCCGCATCGGCGGCGGTGCTGCTGCGCATGTTCAATCTCGACCGGCTCGATGACGCTGTGCTTGAGCGTCAGGCCATCGCCAACTTGTTCGCAGGGTTCTACAAGGTTCCCGAGGCACAAGAGGGTGAGCCTGGCGGCGCCACGCCCATGACGGATGACATGCAGACGGGCATGGATGCCGATGGCACGCCGCTCGCTGGCCTGGAGCCGGCGACGATGCAAGAGCTGCCACCGGGCTACGAGGTCCAGTTCTCGACGCCTCCCGGCGCTGGCACCGACTACGCCGAGTTCCTGCGCGGCCACCTGATGGCGATCGCCGCAGGGCACGACATTCCGTACGAGGTGCTCACCGGCGATCTGCGCAATGTCTCCGACCGCGCGCTGCGGCTGATCCTCAACGAGTTCCGCAGGGTGATCGAGTCGGACCAATGGCTTTACATGATCCCGATGTTCTGCCAGCGCGTCCGTGACGCATGGTTTGACCAGGCGGTGCTGGCCGGCCTGCTTGCCGTGCCCGGCTATGCGGACCAGCGCGACGAGGTCACGGAAACGCTATGGGTGCCCGAGGGCTGGCCCTGGAGCCATCCGGTGCAGGACGTGGGCGCAGAAAAGGCCGCCGTGCGCGCCGGCTTCAAATCGCGCGACAAGGTGATCTTGGGCGCCGGCGAGGACCCCGAGCAGGTGGACACCGAAATCAAGGCGAGCAACGACCGCGCCGACGCGCTCGGGCTGGTGCTCGATAGCGATCCACGCCGCACAAACACATCCGGCGCCGAGCAGCCGCACGGCGAAGACAACGGCAACTCAGGCGCCCCGCAGGGTGCTACCGATGAAGGAAACCCCGATGAGCAATAAGCCTGGCCTCCTCGCGCGGCTGTTCGGCCGCAGCAAGCACCCGGTTGTCGCCTCGCTCGCAACCGCCGCCCTCAACCGGCCATTGCTGGTGCACGCAGGCATGGGCGAGGCACTGATCGGCGCCTATCTCGAAGGCGCGGTGACGAGCGACGACACCCTGCTGAGCTGCGACCGTGTGGTCGTGGGGGCCGACACCAGCGTGGACAACGTACCGGCCAGCCCGGCGCCTGCCGAGAGCGTTGGGCGCGTCATCGCGGTGATCAACGTGAGTGGCGGCCTGGTCAATCGGCCGATGCCTGGCCCGAGCGGCGGCGGCCCGGTGAGCTACGCAGCTCTCCGCGACGTCTTTGACGAGGCCCTTGCAGACGACAAGGTCGACGCGATCGTCCTGCGCCTGGATTCGCCTGGCGGCATGGCCGCCGGCTGCTTCGACCTCGCCGACCACATCTACGCATCGCGCGGCGTCAAGCCGATCCATGCGCTCGTGGACGACTATGCGTACTCGGCCGCCTACGCGCTGGCCAGTGCGTGCAACCAGATCTGGGTCAGCCGCACCGGTGGCGTCGGTTCGATTGGCGTGGTCGGTTTCCATTACGACTGGAGTGCGAACAACGCGCAGATGGGGCTCAAGGTCACGGCGATCTATGGCGGCGCACGTAAGGTCGACTTCAACCCGAATTTCCCGCTGAGCGAAGAAGCGCAGGCCGACGCCCAGGCCGATATCGACATGCTCTACGGCCTGTTTGTCAGCACCGTGGCGCGCAACCTAGGTATGGACGAAGCGGCCGTGCGCGCGACGGAGGCGGGAACCTTTCGAGGCACCGCGGCCGTCGCTGCCGGCTTTGCCACTCGCCTGGGTACGTGGGACGACATGGTCGCCGAGTTGGGTACTCCCGACGCTGAGGCGCCACCGCAGCCGGGCGACGACGAAGATGCCGATGCAGCCGCTGCCGTGGCTGCTACGGGCCGCGTCGAGTTAGGCGCACCGCGACTTACGGCCTTGGCTACCGCCAGCGATGAAACCGCAGCAGATCGTGCTGCAATCGAGAGTCGCGTGGTTGCCGCGAGCACACTGCCGGCCGATCTGCAGATGGCACTTATCCGGCGCGGCCCGGTCACCGGCCAGGCGCCGGAGGATGCCGTGGCCTACGCGTCGAGCGTGCGCGATGCCTGCGCAGCGGCAATGCGCGGCGGCGAATCCCTGGCGGCGGACTACGTCGAGAAAAACACCGATTTGAGCGCCGTGCGTTCCCAACTCCTGGCTCTGAAGGCCGAGGAAGGGCGCGCTGCGCAGATCGTCACCACTCTTCCGGCGTCGGACGCCGCGAAGCGGGAGGCTGAAGTGAAGGCCTCCCTCAATCCCGCAACCATCTACCAAAAACGAGGTAACTGAAGATGGAGCTTTACATCAATGGCGTCCGTAACGCCGAGTTTCTGCTGTCCGAAAGCAACGGCCAGCGCAGCCGCGAGCTGATCGTCATTCCCGCTGGCCAGGGCAACCTGGTCGCCGGAACGCTGCTCAAGGCCGACAACACGAAGGCCGCCGACGGCGCCGACGCGGTCAAGGTCCTGTATGGCGCGGTCGACGCGTCGACCGAGGCCGTCAAGGCCACGGCGATTGCTCGCGACGCGGAGGTGCACGGGGAGCTGTTGAGCTGGGCCAGCGACACCACTGCAGATGAAAAGCTGCTGGCCGTGCAGAGCCTGGAGCAGGCGGGAATTTCGGTCCGCTGGACGTTCGTGCCGATCAAGTCGGGTGCCGCGCACCACATCGAATTCGTCCAGGTGCCCGTCGGCGGTGCCGCTGGCGCGCCCATCGGACCGGTGGTCGCGCACATCAAGGATGTGTTCGGTGCATTGGTGAACGGCAGCGCTGCATCGGTCACTCTGACCAAGACCGCCGGCGGTGGTGCGCTTACCGGTGGTGGCGCCAAGGCCGCTGTCGACGGTGTGGTGACCTGGCCGACCGTGTCCTTCAGCGTGGCCGGCACCTTCACCCTGACCGCTGCATCGGCCGGGCTGACCTCCGACGTCAGCGACGAGATCGTGATCACCGCCGCGGCCTGATCAACCCGCATTCGGCACCACTCCAGCCCCGCGAAAGCGGGGCTTTCTATTTTGCCTCAAGGAAACCAATCATGGATCTGCAAACCCTCCTGGCACTTGGTGTGCTGAGCCCTGGCGCTCTAAACGCCTATGTCAACAATCTGCCGGCGACGCCCACGCGCATCGCGCAGCTCGGGCTGTTCACCGAAGCGGGCCTGGTCGGCACCAACATCGTCAAGGTCGGCATCAACGGCGCGAAGCTGGTGCTGGTGCCGAATGTTCCGCGCGGCGCCCCGGCGCAGCCCAAGGCGCTCACCCGTGGCAACGTCCGGATCTTCGAGACCGCGCATCTTCCGCAGCGCTCGACGGTCATGGCCGACGAGCTGCTGAATGTGGTGCGTGACGATGATCCCGCGGGCGAGAGTGTTGCCGCGGTCATCAATGCACTGCAGGTCATTCACCGCCGCGACGTCGACTACACCATCGAGTACCACCGCATCGGTGCCATCCGCGGCCAGGTGCTGGATGCCGACGGTTCAGTGATCTGGGACATGTACGACGAGTTCGGCGTCGAGCAGGTCACCATCCCGTTCGGCTTGGGGACCGATGCCACCAAGGTGCGCAGCAAGTCGCTGGCGGTCAAGCGCGCCATCGAGCTCGAACTGGGCGGCGTTCCCTACAGCGGCGTACGTGTCCTGTGCAGCCCGGAGTTCTTCGATGCGCTGATCGAGCACAAGGACGTGCGCGACGCCTATGCGCGTTGGCAGGATGGTGCCGCGTTGCGTAACGATCCCCGTGCCGGCTTCGAACTGGGTGGGGTGGTTTACGAGGAGATGATCGGCGGCCTGGGCAATCAGCCGTTCATTCCGGCCGGCGAAGCGCTGGCGTTCCCGCTCGGTGTGCCCGACATGTTCATCACCCGGTTCGCGCCGGCGGACTACATGGAGACGGTCAAGGGCATCGGCCTGCCGTACTACACCAAGCTCGAGCCGTTGCGGATGAACAAGGGTGTGGACATGGAGAGCCAGTCCAACCCGATCAACCTCAACACCCGCCCGCGCGCGGTGATCCGCCTGAAGGCCAGCGGCAACGCCTGATCAAGTAGCCCGGCGCGTGATGCGCGCCGGGCTGCGCTGAGGGACGCATGAGCCAGATCAAGATCGATGTCGACGCCGACAACATGCTCGGCCGGCAGTTCACCGCGCTCGAGCGTGATCAATTGCCCTTCGCAATCGTCCAGGCATGCAATGCCACTGCATTCGAAATTCGTGAGACGTGGAAACGCACCGCGCCCCGTGTCTTCGATAACCCCGCGCCGCTGACCATCAATGCGGCGATGTACCGCAAGGCGACGAAGCAGCGTCTCTTTGCCGAGATTTTCCTGCGCGACGAGGCCTTCAAGGGCACGCCGCCGGCGAAGTACTTGCTGGCCGAGGTGGAAGGCGGTAGCCGTCGAAAGAAGGGTATCGAAGTACTGCTGCAGGCCAAGGGGCTCATGCCGGCGGGACAGTTCGCAGTGATCGGCCGCGGCGCCACTCCAGACCAATACGGCAACGTGCGCGGCAGCCAGGTGACGGCGATCCTGTCGCAGCTGCAGGCGCAACGCGACCGCTACCAGAACGAAAACCGGGAGAGCAGCGTCAGTGTGCGGCGCCGGCAATCGCGGAAAAAGCGTGGAGGCCAGTACTTCGCCATTACGAAGCAACGAGGCCGCCTCAAACCTGGCATCTACGAGCGGATCAATACCGGATTCGGCAGCGCCGTCCGAAGCATCTTCATTTTCACCAAACAGGCGACCTACAGGCCGCGCTACGACATCTTCGGGCTCGCCCAGCGCACCTGGGACAAGCTGATGCCGTTCTATTTCAACCGCGAGCTGGAGAAAGCCATCCAGACCGCAATCACCAAGGTGCAACGATGAGTCAGCGCGATTTTCTGCGCCGCTTCGATGCCACAGCGTTTGCCGTACTCAACGGCGCCGGCCTCGCGGACAGGGCTGTCTACACAGCCCCTGGCGGCGCCCAACTGCCGTGCACGGTCACCATCGATCGCGATGTCGCCAACTTCGGCGACGACGAAGCGCCGGTGAGCGCGCCACAAACGCTCGTCACTTTCCAGCGGTCAGAGGTGGAGCCTGTTCGATTTGCACGCCTGACCCTGGACGGTGACGTGTTCGTGCTCGACCAGCGGATCCGGCAGGACGAGTCAATCAGCCAGTGGGTGGTCACCAATGGATAGCCCTCGGCAGCAGCTGCGCGCCGCCATGGGCACGTGCGTGCAACGCATCACCAAGGCAAACGGCTTCTCAACCGACATCGGGCTTGCCTTCACCCTCGAGCCGGGCCAGGTGGATGCTGACGCGGCCGCCGTTTTGACGGCGCTTGTGACCAAGCAGCAGCGAGCGAGCCAGGCCGCGCTGGTGCGCACGCACCGGCTGACAACGGTGGTGGTGGTGGTCAAGGTGCCAGCCGCGCTGGACGCCGCACAGGCCGCGCTGGACGCCGCTATCTCAGACGTAGAAGAGGCGATGGCTGATCAGCAGGGGCGATACCCGGTTGGCATCGAATTCCCGCAGTACCTATCGATGGAACCCGTGAAGCCCGATGCCGGTGCCGGCTGGGTGGGTGCCGTCGTGTCCTACCAATCCCACATTCCCAAGTAACCCGCCGCCCAAGCGGCATCACCACAGAGGCAATACACGATGGACGATTACAGCTACCTGGGCAGCGGCAAGGTTCTCATTCGCGAGTTTGGCGCGGCCGCTCCCTTCGAGGAAGTTGGTAACGTCAGCGCGCTGAACTTCAGCCCGCAGACCAATACCATCACCTTGGCGGACAGCACCAAGCCGGGCGGCGGCACGCGCAACCGTGTCGACCGTGTGACCGAGGTGCAGATGGCCTACACCTTCCACGACTTCGCACCTGCGAACTTCGCCCGGGCGCTGCGTGGCACGGTGACCACTGTTGCTGCTGGCAACGTCGTTGCCGAGCCGGTGATGGCATATCCGGGCGGCTTCATTCCCCTGGCACGCCGTGCGACCGCGATCACCTCGGTGAAGAACCCTGCCGGCACGACCACCTACGACGCAGGCGCCGATTACGAACTTCGCGACGGTGGACTCTTCATTCCGGCCGATAGCGATATCCCGGCACCCGTGAACGGCGCCGCCAACCTGACCATTGCCTACTCGCATGGCGCGGCCAAACGCGTGGAGGCATTGACCACCAGCCAGAAGCAGTACGAGGTGCTGTTCCTGGGCCTCAACGAGGCGCGCAGCGGCAAGGAAGTGCGCGTGCATGCGCACAAGGTGAGTGGCGGCGTGATGGCGCAGCTGGGCTTGATCGGCGAAGAGTACGGCTCCGGCGAAGTGACCGGCGCTCTGCTGGCCGACACCAGCAAGGCTGCAGGGCTGTCGCAGTACTTCACCGTGGACATCCAGGAATGAGCGGCGACGACATCGACGTGATCACGCCGCCCAGCCGCGTGATCGCCTTTCGTGGTGAGAAGTTGGAAGTGACGCCGCTGACGCTGGCGCAGATCGGCCCTTTCATCAAAGCAACCCGGCCGATCATCGGCCGGGTCATCGTCGCTGCAAGCCTGGCCGGCGCAGGCGCCACCATTGAGGTGGCCGCGCTGATGATGGATGTGCTCGAGCAGAACGCTGATGCATTCGCAAAGGGCGGCGCCATCGTGGCAGGCAAGCAAGAAGCGTGGATCGCCGGCGCGTCGCTGGCAGATGCCGCTGCCCTGGTCGAAGCGGTGGTGGAGCTCAATGAAGATTTTTTCGGCCAGCGCCTGCCGAGCCTGATGCAGATGGCCGGAAAGGCCATTCCCGCAGTGGTGGCGACGCAGGCGGAACCGGATGGGCCGACCTCATCCACTTTCTCGTCGCCCGTGGACACCAGCGACCAGATGTCCTGACGTACACCCTGGCCCAAGCCAGGGCATTTGCGGCAGCTGCTGTACGCGATGACCAACAGCAGCTGCGGCAGCGCGAAGCATCCACGGCGCATGCCGTGCGTATGGCGATGGGTCTAGAGCCCGCCGCTTTCTCGAAGTACCTCAAAGACCTGACACCCTAAATGGCCGACCAATCCGCAAACCTGCGTGTCCGTATCAGCGCGGACGTGAACGACATCAAGCAAGGCCTTGCGTTGCTGCGCGGCCAGCTTGCCGCTGTGCAGAAGCAGGCTAATCAGCCGCTGCCCGCAAATAACCCCATTTCTCAACTGGGCATCTCCGCAGGTCAGACTGCAGCGGCCATGCGACAGCTGCCCGCACAGTTCACTGACATTTTTACTAGCTTGCAGGGCGGCATGCCGTTCTTCACCGTGCTTGTGCAGCAAGGTGGGCAGATCAAGGACAGCTTCGGCGGTATCGGACCTGCGCTTTCTGGCGTTTCCTCCGCGCTCGTTGGAATGGTCAACCCGCTGACCATCACGGCTGCCGCTGCGGCGGCGCTGGGCCTTGCGTGGAAGCAGGGCAGCGACGAGCAGACCGCCTATCAGCAAGCGTTGATTCTGACCGGCAATCAGTCGGGTCAGACGGCTGAGCGACTTGCCGAAGTGGCGGCGCAGATGGACGGCATGGCGGGCGTGACCACTTCCAGCGCCGCCGCTGCGCTGACGCAAGTTGCAGCCACCGGCAAGTTCACCGCCGAGCAGCTGGAGACGGTCGCCATCGCAGCGGAAACGATGCGCGCGGGCACTGGCAAGGCGGTGGAGGAGACCGTCGCTGAGTTCGCCAAGATCAAGGCGGATCCAGTGGCCGCTTTGCTCGAGCTCAACGAGACGATGCACTTCCTCGACCAGACGCAGCTGGACAACATCAAGACGCTGATCGAGCAGGGAAATCAGGTCCAGGCTGTCGCATCGGCCTTCAAAATCTACTCCGACACGCTCAAGGATAGGGCGGGCGATGTGCAGGAGAATCTAGGCTACATGGAGCGAGCGTGGCGTGCAGTGAAAGGGGCCGCCGCGGAAGCTTGGGACACCATGCTGGGCGTTGGCCGGCAAGAGACTGCCACCAGCAAGATCAAGCAGCTGCTGTCGAACATCGAGGGGGTCAACAGCGGTCGCGGCGTTTATCAGGGTCTGAGTGCCGATGATCGCGCGAAGATGGTCGCGCAGTTCCAGGGACAGATCGCTGACCTGCAGAAGGAGGCGAACAAGAAGCCGGTCAAGGTGATCATGGCCGGCATTTACTCCGAGCCTGAGATCAAGGCGGAGGAAGCACGCAGCAAGTTCCAGGCGGAAACCAATCGGCTTCTGGGGACAACCCTCGACCTTGAGGGCCGCATCAAGCAGATGCGGCAGGACGCCGCCAAAGAGGGCGTGACCGACGCGAAGCTGCTTGCCCAGCGGGAGCAGGTGCTGCGCACCGCAGAGGCAGCAAAGGGAGCCAGGGGCGCCAGGGGCGCCGCAAGTCTGGCCACCGCCGGCCGCTCCGCAGGCCTGCAGGTTATCAAGGATGCTTTCACCGCCGAGCAGGCTCAGGTCACCACCAGCACCAAGGTGCTGCAGGCGCAGTACCAGGCGCGCGAGGTTACGGCCGAAACCTACTACCAGCGCATGCGTGAGCTAGCCGAGCGGGGCACTGCCGCAGAAGCGCAGTCGCTGCAGAAGCAGATCGACTACCTCAACAGCCGCAACGTCGGCGGCAAGCAGTCGATCGACGTCAGCAAGCAGGTTGGCGAATTGGAGGCGCAGCTGGCCAAGGTACGCACCGAGGGCGCCGCGGCCCTGCAGGTGTTGTCCACCGAAGAGAGCAAGCTGAAGAAGCAGCGCGAGGACGCGCTCGCCTCCTACAAGGCGGCACTCAACGCCAGCACCGATGCGCTGCAGGAGGACATGGATGCAATGGTCGCCCGGGTTGGTTCGAGCGATCGCGAGTTCGAGATCCAGCAGCGCCTCAACGGCGTCTACAAGGAACAGGCGCAGCGTCTGAATGAGCTGGCCCTGCAGAAGAACGCCGGCCGCATCGACGAGGCCACGGCAGCTGCCGAAGAGCAGGCCGTGCGCGATGCAACTGAGCGCCGCGTGCAGGTAATCCGCGATGGTTACGTTCGTATGTCCGAAGCACAGGCCGACTGGGGTAGGGGCGCATCGGCTGCCTGGGCGAACTACCGAGATGAGGCTAGCAACGCCGCCGGCATGGTGGAGAGCGCGACCACCTCGGCACTCACCTCATTTGAGGACATGGTGGTCAAAGCTACCAAGACCGGGAAGCTCAGTTTTTCCGACATGGCGGATTCGATCATCGCTGACTTCACGCGTATCTCGGTTCGGCAAGGGATCAGCGCATTACTTGGCGGATTTCTCGGGAGTGGAGGTTCGGCCGGTGCGTTATCTGGATCAACGGGGACCTTTGGGAACAACGTGAACCAGTTTGTCCGCGGCTGGGATACAGGCGGCTACACCGGGCGGGGCGGGAAGTTCGAGCCCGCCGGCATTGTGCACAAAGGCGAAGGGGTGCTGAGCCAACGGGATATCGCATCAATCGGGGGCCCGGCCGCGTTCCTTTCGATGATCAGTGCAATCCGCAGCGGGCGCGGTTATGCCGCCGGCGGCCTAGTTGGCAGCACGGCAGCTCTGCCAGCTACGCGTGGGGGCGACAAGACGAGTGTCGAGATCAACAACTACTCCGGCCAACAGGTGCAGCAACGCGAAGAACGCAGCCGCGCGCCCGATGGCAGCGAATTGCGCAAACTCATCGTGGATATCGGCGCGGCAGATATCGCTAGCGGTGGTCGGATGGCTGGCGCGATTGAAAGCCGCTTCGACACCAGGACGCGCCGCTGATGGCCGCTTTCCCTCTGTACGCAGGTGTGCTGTACGACACGGTGCGCAGTTCTTTCGATCCGGCGGTGATGCGTACCGAGATGGAGCGCGGTGTGCCCAAGCAACGCGTTCTCAACACGCGTGTGCTGACGAAGCTCGCCATGACGTTGGACTTCGCCACGCCGGTTGACGCGGTGTCTTTCGAGCGCTGGTACTTCGACGACATCCGGCGCATCGGTTGGTTCGACTTCCGGCACCCGCTGACGGGCCTAATCGTACAGGCGCGCTTCGAGGGCGGCGGCATCGGCGAACTGCGCCCAGCTGATGGGGCCGATCGGCCATGGCAGCGCGATGTGGTCGTGGAGTTCTTGCGATGAGCACCTTCCTTGAGCGCCGCCAGCGCGTGACAGACGATGCCACCACCGGCCCGCTGGAGCTGCTGGAGATGACGGCGCCATCGTTCGGCGCGGTGTTGCGCATCGCCAACGACACGCAAGACTGGGTGAGCAATGGCAATACGTATCTCGGGTATCCGTTCCGCTTCACGCCTCCTACCGATTCGGCTGGACAGACGCCGCGCGCACAGCTGGAAGTGGACAACGTTGGCCGCGGCATCACCGATGACCTGGAGCATGTGCAGCCCAACGAAACGGTGATGTGCCGGGTCCTGATTACGGACCGCGCGCAGCCAGACGTGATCGCGCGGCGGTTCTATCTGCCGGTGACGCAGGTACGCGCCGCCGGCCCGCTGATCACCGCACAGATCGGCGTGGATTTCTTCATGCGGCAGCAGGCAGTGAAGCTGCGCGCCAACCCGCACACGCTGCCGGGGATCTTCTGATGCGGGCGAGTGAGGTTGAGCGGTTCCTCAACATTCCATACGACGCCGACACCTACGACTGCGCCGACCTGGTGGTGCAGGTGCAGGGGGAGCTGTTCGGTCGCCAGGTGCAGATGCCAGCACGGCGCCCGCGCGGTGCTGCCGGGCAGGTGGCCCTGGGTGAGCTGTCCCAGGCGTACGCCGTGCCAACCGAGACGCCGGTGGACGGCGATCTGGTGCTGATGTTCGACAAGGGCCAGAGACGGCCCGGGCACGTCGGGGTCTTCTTCTACCTGGCCCACGAGGGTTGGGTACTGCACACAACCAGCGCGCTAGGCAGCAGCTGGCTACACCGCGTCCGCGAGTTGCCGGATTACGGCGCACGGATCGAGGAGTACTACACATGGGTCTGATGACCACGCTCGCTAGCGATGGGCAGCTGGTGCTGACGCCGCACCCGGTCACGCTCGAAGGGCAGCGCCACATTGCGATGGACCTGCATCCGGGTGAGCGCCTGTGCGACTTCCTGCACCGGCACGTAATCGACTTGGACGAGGGTGAGTGGACGGTGTCCATCGGTGGCCGGGTCGTGCCTCGGCATCTGTGGGCCTACGTCTTTCCGAAGGATGGCCAAGTCATCGAGGTGCGTGGCGCGGTCGGCAGGAACGCGCTGTACATCGTGGCGATGGCGGCGCTGATCTACTTCACCGGCGGCGCAGGCGCAACGTGGGCCGCAGGGCTGGGTACCACGGGCGCGGTGGTCGCATACACGGCAGCCTTTGTGGCTGGCTCGGTCCTGATCAACAAGACCCTCGGGCCAAAGGTTGAAAGCCCAGCCGCCCAGAGCGCAGCGGGCACCGTCTACAGCCTGGGGGCGCCGCGCAACCGCATGCGCCCCTATGAGCCCCTGGGCTTGCTGTTTGGTCGCACGACCATCGCGGCAGACATTGCGAGTAAGCCTTACACCTTTTACGAGGGCGATGATCAGTACCTCGCCATGGTGCTCACGCCTGGTATTGGCGTAGGCCGCGTGGAGGCGTACCGCAACGGCGACACACCGCTCTCCAGCTATGAGGGCGTGAGCGTCTTCCATTCCGGCTACAACGAGATGCCGGAGCAGACTATCCCGCTCTACAGCAACGTGGACACCGTTGACGGTGGTGAGCTGCCGGACACGGCTGACTTCGTGACCCGGACCACCAGCGCCGACACCGTGCGCATCCAGATCAACCTGGAGTACGTGCTCGGCGGTGTGGGCACATCCGGCAAGAAATACAACGTGTCGGAGACCGTGCAGGTGCAATACGCGCCAGCCGGCACAGGGATCTGGACCGCTCTGGCCACGCAGATGTTCACCGGCGACAAGCTGGACGTCAGCAAGCGCGCAACGGTGTCGGCAGATGTGGCCAAGGGCCAATACGACGTGCGCGTGCGCATCCTCGGCCTGGGCAACTACAGCGGCGATAACACCCAGCGCAATGACTTCCAGTGGTCGACGATGGGCAGCGTGCAGGCGGACACCGCCACCTATGCCGGCCTGGCGCGCACCGGCATCCTGATGAAGGCCACCGGCCAGCTCAACGGCCAGCCCGACGAGTTGCGCGCCGAGCACATCGCCGCGCCGGTCCCGGTGTGGCGCAATGGCAACTGGGTGACCGAGGAAACCAGTAACCCGGGCGGCCACATCCTCAAATATGTCCGCGGCTACTTCGACAAGGATGGCCGCCTCATCGGCGGCATGGGCAAGAGCGACGAAGAGATCGACATCGCGTCGCTGCAGGGCTTCATGGCGCACTGCGAAGCGAACGGCTACACCTACGACTATTGGCTGACCGAAGAGCGCAGCCACGACGAGGTACTGCAGGCGATTGCCCTTGCTGGCATGGGGCAGACCACCTGGGCAGGTGGCCGGCTGTCGGTGGTGTGGGCCGCCGACGAGCAGCCGCTCTCGGGCGTGGTCAACATGGCCGAGATGAAGAAGGGCAGCTTCAGCGTGGACTACACGCTGGCCAGCGCAGCCGACGGCATCGAATACAGCTATTTCGACAGCACCACCAAGAAGGTCGAGACCCTACGCGTGCCGGCGCCGGGCGTGGAAACCATGCTCAACCCGGCGCGTCTCACCGGTGAGGGCATCGGCCGCGAGGCGCATGCGGCCGAGATGGCGCGCTACCACCTCGCCCAGAGCCTGTTTCAGTACAAGGACATCGGCTTTGCGCAAGATCTGCAGTACCTGTCCTACCGTCGCATGTCGATGCTGTCGATCTCGCACGACCTCACGCAGTGGGGCTTCGGCGGGCGCATCGTCGCGGCCGAGCGCAGTCCGCTGCTGGGCACGGTCACGCTGACACTGGACGAGCCTGTGCCGCCGCCAGATGCGCGCAGCGCCTTTATCGGCCTGCGCATCCCGGGTGAGGCGGTCTATCGCACGTTCCGTGTGCGCAACTTCACGGAGGCGACCGACACCATCCAGCTGGTCGAGGAATGGCCGGATGACGCGCCGCTGCCGGGCGAGCGCTATGCGGACTCAATGGTGCAGGGCGGGTGGCAGGACAACCCAGCTCACGACACGGTGTGGATCTACGACTTCAAGGCCACGCCCGGCCTGCGCGTGCGCGTGGTGGCAATCGAGCCGGAAAGCGATCTGAAGGGCGCGAGCATCAGTGTGGTGCCGGAGTCACCGGAGTTCTGGACCTACGTCAAGACCGGCCAGTACATCCCGCCGGAGAGCGGTTCCTCGCTGGCCACACGCCCGATCGTCAGCAACCTTGCGATCAGCGAAGACCAGGTCACTACCGGCGATGTCACCGCGACGGATCTGGCGGCCACCTTCGACATCACCGGCCCGTTCGATCACGCGGTGGTGTACGCCTCGGCGTCGGACGGCAATGGCGAGTTGGTGGAAGTAGCGCAGACGCGCACCCGCAGCGCACGGTGGCGCATCCCGCGCGCCGGCACCTACACCATCAACGTGCGTCCGTTCGGCCCGGAGGGGCAGCTGGGCGTGGGCGCTTCGCTGATCTACACGACGATCGGCGCCGACGCACCGCCGGTGAACTACGACCTGTTCGACGTGGAGGAGGTCGGCGGCGGCATCCGGCGCTACACCTGGGGCTTCTGGACCGACACCATCCAGTCGGCCAACTTGGCCGGCGCGGAGATCCGCTACACCCAGGCATCGGAGCAGGGTGCGCCGATGCCGTCGTGGGATGCCATGACGCCCGTGGGCGATAGCGGATACCACACCGGTGCGTTCGACTCGCCCATCCCGGCCTCAGGCACGTGGGTCTTCGCGATCCGCGCGCGCAACACCAACGGCACGTTGTCGGTGGCGGCGAAGTACATCACCAAGAACCTCGGCAAGAATCTGGCGGAGCTGCAGGAGGAGATGCAGCAGGCGATCGATCAGACCACCGAAGAGATCCGGCAGGGTTTTCTCGAAGCGGCGGCGCGGGATCAAGAGCTCGCTGACAAGCTCATTCAACAGGCGCAGGACTTGGCAAACCTGCAGGCGCTTGTCGAGGCGCCGGAGTGGATGGACCAAGCGTGGCCGGCCGGCTCGATCGTCAAGCACGCCGGCAGCCTTTATGTGGCCAAGCAGGACGTGCCGGTGGGCACGGCGATCACCGACACAGCGTATTGGTCGTTCATCGGGCAGTACGCGAGCTTGGCCGAAGCGGTAGGCGCCATCGGCGTGGCAATGCAGCAGGTCACCACCGACGTGCAGCAGGTGGATCAAGAGCTGCAGATCCTCGCGCAGGATGTGAGCGGGGTGCGGTCCAGCCTCGCGGGCAAGGCAGATGCGTCGGCGGTGCAAGCGATGAACACGCGCCTGACGCAGGCCGAGAACAATATCTCGTCCCTGTCGCAGCTGATCAGCACCGTGCAATCCACGCTGTCTGGTAAGGCAGACACCAGCGCGCTACAGGCCTTGCAATCTCAGGTGAGCCAGCAGGGCAACGAGATCAATGCGCAGAGCACAGCCATCACCTCGGTAACGTCAAAGCTCGGTGGTCGGCCGAACATCCTGCCGAATGGCGGGTTTGAGAGCGGCATTTGGACCAATGGCTCTGCGAGCGGCTTTATCGTCTCCGATGGAGCATGGGGACGCATCATGACCCACACTTCGCCGTGGAGCATTGGCATTGGTGGGCAGGCAGTTGCCTCAAGCCGCTTTCCAATCAACGCGGGCGAGACCCTGACCGTCTCCTGGGACAGCGTGCTGTTCGCCCAGGCCGGGCAAGTCAGCATGGACATTGAATGGTTCCGCGCGGATGGCACCTACATCAGCAGTTCGACGCGTAGCCCAATCATCAGGGCGACGCACAACTTCATGGATGGCGATGCACGGCGTCAGGAGCGTGCCTTTACGCGGACTCCGCCGACGGGATGCACGCAGGCCCAGGTGCGTCTCATCTGGGAAAGCATCAGTGGGTGCACCGCACTTGGCTTTCGTCGGGTCAAGATCGAATACGGCGCACTCCCCGCAACGCCCTACAGCGCAGACGCAACCGTCGTTGGTCAGGCTTCGGCCACTCAGTCGCTGACCACCCGTGTCACGCGGGCCGAAAATGGCGTCGCCAGCTACGAGGCTGCTGCGACGCTGGCGCTAGACGTGAACGGTCGTGTGGCCGGCGTTCGCTCGGTCAACAACGGGACAACTGCAACGATCGATTTTGCTTTCGACAAGGTGCGGTTCATCGGGGTGGACGCTGGGCAGGGCCGGAGCGAGATCGTCAACGGCAAGATCTACTGCTACGCGCCCAACGGCGTGCAGGTGGTGGCCATCGGAGCGGGCGTATGACGACGTTCTTACGGGTCACAGATGAGGCAACCAATGTCGTGCTGCTGCAGGTTACCGATCAGTCTGATTCGGATTTGCTCACGCAGCACATGGGTGCGATCGGGATCGCCAGCGGGGCTAACGGCTCAGTTGCGGTGCCCATCACCGGCAGCGCCAACCAGCTGTATTACTGGTTTGTCGCCGATAGCGGGGCAGGCAATGCGCTGCTGCCGTACATCACTGACGACGGCAACACGATCACCTGGAGCGCGCCGTCTGCCACCTTGACTGCCCGGGCCGGCGGCACGTTGTTCTACGGGAGGTTTTGACGTGGCATTCGTTCGCATCAATGCCGGTCCCAATCGGGTGGTGATCTCGGAGGACTGGAAGAATCTAGCTCTCGCATCCAAGCAGACCATCACGCCCAGTGGCAGCGGCGTGCTGAAGACGTGGAGCCTGACCGTGGCCGGGACCAACCCGGCGCTGGCGTTTCTGGGCGAGAGTAATGCTGTGCTCGCCCAGCGTACTCAGAGCGGCAACAGCTTCACCTTTACGGGCTGGACGACGGGTGGCAGCTTCACCGCGTACGTGTTCGATGAACCCAACTTCGGGCGCATGAAGTACTTCTGGGTCCGCAATCCTACAAACAATCAGGTCGTGTTCGACGCAACCCTCAAGTACATGAAGGTGCGAGGACTGCTGCAGGGCAATGCCAACCAGGGCGGATCTATCACGCTGCCCGCCGGCCGGACCTACGCCGCGCTCGCCGGCTCCACTGGCAACATCATGCTCGCAATCGGTGGCTTGATAGGGGGCGGGCCGCAGTGGCAGGTGCAGGTGCTCTGGCGTAAGGGTGTGGTCAACATCAACGGCAATGTCGCATCAATCTCCGCCATCGACACCGCCCAGGATCTGCGCACCGGTACCGACCGAAATCCTCAGCCACCCCCTGGCAACTACGGCCAGGCCTGGGTGCGCGCTCCCATCCTCGACGTTACAGGCTACTGACATGCTCATCAGCGAAAACCCAACCTTCGGCACGCAGACGAAAATCGTGTCCCCTCGCATCGAGATCCGATGGAACCCGGCCACCAACGATGGGCCGGTTGAGTTCCACCTCGAGCAGATGACCACCAAGCCGCACCCCGACGGCTGGACGCAGACGCTGGAGCGGTCATTCCTGCGCGTGCTCACCGTGCAGATCAGCGACCTGATCGGCCGCAGCTACGACATCACCGCTCCGGCAACGCAGGGAGTTGACCCGGCAACCGGTCAGTCTGTGGAAATGCCGGGCGAGACAGTCACTGAACTTGGCGTGCATCTGCTGCTGGGCATCAAGGCGGCCACGCGCGCGGCCTACGATGCGAACGTGGCGACACTTGACCCGGATGCAGACCCGCTGGCGCAGCAGATCACGATCATCTGGAACCCGATCAACGACACCGGCACTGTCACGTTCCAAGTCGAGGACCGGGGCACCGCCCTTGGCGTGCTGGCAGCGCCGATCGCCGACCTGATCACGCCGACATACGCCATCCGCTACCCGGGGGCTGAGGCGACGCAGGAGCTCGCAGGCTGGAAGCTCCAGGCGCTGATAAAGGCGGCAACTGACAGCGCCATCGCTGCCAGCTTGGCGACCGCCGAACCGCAGGCGGCGTGACGGTTGTGCCAGCAGGTTAGCGGCCGCCCTCGGCGATCTTGCGGACGCTGCTGCGGTCCTGAAACTTAATGCTCCAGGGCGTGATCAGATAGCCCGGCCGGCGGTAGTAGATGGCCGGGATGTGATCTTCGCGCGCGTCCTTCGCGATGCCGTTGACGAGCAGATAGGGTGCCGCGGTCTTCGGCACCTCGCACCAATCCTGGCGCCCATCGGTCTTGAGCGCCAGGGTGTATGGGCCGGAGCCCATGATTTCGCCACACACGACGGAGCGGGTGCTCACCGACGCTGCGCGGGCGCGCGGCGCGATCCGAACCACGAAGGCGTCAAGGCTCTCACCGGCAGCGGACGTTTCGCGGTGCAGTTCCGTTGCATGGCCGGATTTCATCGGCGATCGATCGGCGGCGAAGGCTGAAAGGGTGGCGCCAAGCAGCACCAGAGTGGCGGTGGCAAAAACTGGATGCATTACGTTCTCCTGATCGGCTACACCGGGCAATGCCGGCGGCGCGAGATCGTCTCGGCGCGCTACCAAGATGCTTTGCGCCTGCTCAGGAAAAAACGTTCACTTGCACTGGCGGCGCACAACCCCAGTGAGGAAAAATCCGACCCCACTTTGCGGTCCCGCCCGATATGTGCAACCCCATGCCGGTGGCAATCTACACATGCCGGACGCGGGGCCACAGGCCGCTCACCCGCGTGGCGCCTGAGCAGCGTCGGCCCGGCTCTTATACGAAACCGTCGAGGTCTTCACGCGTCAGCACGCCTAGGCGGTAGCCCCATGACGCCACCAGCTCAACGATGGTTGGCGCCTCCGCTGGGAATGCATACAGCAGTTCCGCTTCGAACTGGTTGAGCACTTCCAGTGGCTCTGAAGCACAGGCAAGCCGCTGCTGCAGTTGTTCGAAGAGGCTGGGCTGGCTGGTGTCCATGAAAAGCAGTCTACGGCGCCGCGTCTCAAGCGCTGAGACGGCCCGGCCGATACTGGTCGCATGGATAGAGCCGAACTCCGAACCCATCTGGAAAACCTCGATGCCGCGGTGCAGCCGCTGCTGAAGAGCAGCCCCGACCTTTGTCACTTCTGGCAGGCCTTTGCCGGCATGGCCGACGTCATCGAGGACGGCGCCATCACGGGCGACGATGCCAAATTCGTGTCCCGGCGGCTCGACGAGATCCTGGCCTGGCATGGCCTCGAAGATCGCGACCGCGACTGCTGAGGGACCGCGATGTGCTACTCCGCCGAGATCCAGGCCGATTACCGCAAGCTCGTGCGGCACTACGGCGCCACCATGTCGCTGAAGGAATTCGCGAAGCTGTGGTTACGCGAGAACGACGTGAAGCGGCCCAAGACCCCGAAGGCGATGGACGATGCCTTTCGCGCCGGCGGAGACGGTGGCCTGGCCGACATTGCCGCTGAGCTGGCTGCCTGGGACGCTGAGGACATGCAGAGCCTGGAGCAGGAGCTGTTCAAGCAGGCCCGGCGATTGGCCGATGCCGAGCGGGTGCTGGCCAGCGGCAAGCCGACCAAGAAGGCAGCCACCGACCAGCGCATCGCCACCACCAAGATCGAGCAGATCAAGGGGCGCATCGCGGACCTGCAGCGGACTGAGCCCAAGGCGCGGGATTACCGCATCTTCCCCGGCTACTACGCGCCAGTGATGATCTCCGAGAGCGGGCAGCGCGTCATCAAACCGATGCGCTATCAGTGCCGACCCGCCGGCAAGCCGCCGATCTACGATACGAAGTACCCCGGCACCTATAACGCCCGCCGGGACAACCTGCAGGGCTTCTGGCGCGAGCAATTCGGATACACGCACGGCCTGCTGGTCGTCGGCAGGTTCTACGAGAACGTGGAAGGGCCAGACGGCAAGAACCGCGTGGTGCAGTTCCAGCCCAGCGACCGCGAGCCCATGCTGGTGGCTTGCCTGTGGTCGCGCTGGACGGACCCGGCCGGCGAGCAGCCGGACCTGCTGAGCTTCGCCGCGATCACCGACGAGCCGGAGCCGGAGGTTGCGGCTGTCGGACACGACCGGACGATCATCAACATCAAGCCCGAGCACATCGACGCTTGGCTGAACCCAGATCCGGCGGACCTCCAGGCGCTGCAGGCGATCTTCGACGATAAGCGCCACCCGTTCTATGAGCACCGGCTCGCCGCGTGATCAACCAACTTCCCTACGCGAGCTAGCCAACATGCCTTCACGATCCGCCCACCGTGCTGCGCTCCAGCGCTCCAAAGAGCCCGGCGTCATTGCTCCCGAAGGCCTGGCGTTGCCGGGTCTGCCTGCCGCTATGAACTGGCACAACCCCGTCGTCGGCGAGAACATCAACCGGGGCGAATGGCAAATATTGCGTGTCGGTCCAGGAGGCGCAGATGTCCTCGCGAGCGTCAGGCGTAACGGTACGGGCGACGCCGATGTGGCGCTGAATAAGGTGGAAAGCCCTTTGATACCACCGCATGTAACGTTGCCGATCGCTCAGGCTTTCGAGTTGGCGGCCGAGTTCGCCCGTAAGTCGTCAAGGTAGTCGGCCCAGGCCTGCATCAGTAGCCGCCTCTTCTCGATCAGCGCACCGCGCCGATAAGCGGCCTCTGCCTTGTTGCGGATCGCATGCGCCAGAGCCATCTCCACTACCTCGCCCGGCGTGTCCTGCGTCTCGGCGGCCCAATCGCGGAAGCACGACCGGAACCCATGCACCGTGAAGGGTAGGCCAAAGCCCTTGGGTGCCGGCTTCTGGACCAAATACAGCATGGTGTTCTCGGACATCGCGAACGGAGGTAGCTTGCGATCCAGGCCACGCAGGATGGTCAGTGCGGCCGTCGACAGTGGCACGAAGTGATCACGGCCGCCCTTCATGCGCTCCGCCGGGATAGACCAGATACCGGCAGCGAGGTCGAACTCATCCCAGCTGGAACCGGTCACCTCCTCAGTCCGCGCCGCGGTGAGGATGGTGAACTGGAGTGCCCGTCGGCTACGGGCGTCGCGCTCACGTAGCCTGGCCATGAAGGCGGGCGCATCGCCGTACGGCATCGCGGCGTGGTGCTGGGGCTTGCGCACCTTGCTCGGCCTGGGCAGAAGATTGTCCAGATGGCCACGCCAGCGCGCCGGGTTGTCGCCCTGGCGGTGGCCATGGACCTTCGCCCAGTCGAGCACGCGCTCGATGCGCGCGCGCAGGCGCGACGCGGTCTCTGTCTTGGTGGTCCAAATCTGCCTCAGGCACGCCATCACGTGAGCCGTGTCGATATCTGCCACGGGCATGTCCCGCGCCGGCCCGTGGTCTCGCAGCGACTGCGTCCATTGCTCCGCCTGGGCATCGTTCTTCCAGCCGGCCTTCTGGCTTTCGATGAGCGCATCGGCGCACGCGCCAAACGTCAGGCCGACCGACCTGGCCTGCACACGCGCGGTAATGGGGTCACGGCCTTCCAGCAGCGTGCGCCGGTGCTCGACGACAGCGCGCCGAGCCTCCTGCAGGCTGACCAGCGTGGTCGAGCCCAGTCCCATCTCCCGCCGGCGGCCGCGCAGTTGGAATCTGAAGACCCAGGACTTGGCTCCGGTTGGTCCCACGAGCAGATATAGACCGCCGCCGTCAGCGTGGTAGCCTTGCGCTGTGATGGTTTGGGCCGCCCTGGCGCTCAATCGATTGGTGGGCCTAGCCAT